TGTATTTCTCCTTGCTGTGCCATGCTCAGGGCTAGTGCCACGGGCTTGACCCAAATCGACACGTTGCTAAGCATGAACGTCTCCCCAGCCTCAGAAAGCAGCAGGGTCATGCCGAACACATCGGCCATCGCTCGGGCTGCAGCGCGCGGTACTGCGTTGCCAATCCGCTCCCGGTGGCTGCCGTCATTGATACCGTCCAGCCGGAATACACCTGCCTGTTCAATCTTGCGAACTCGCTGCATCCGCTCGATTTCATGGGCCGTCTGAGGATCGGTTGACCAGTACTCATCTGGATCAAAAAGCGATTGAAGCGCGGCAAGCTCCAGGGTTGTGAACGGGCGGTGCCAGGTGCCGTCGAGGCTGGTGATCATGCAGGTCAGCCGGTCATTGGGCGCTGGCATGCGCTGATCGGCAACCGACCACCGGCCGTTGTCGTGACAGGCGCTGGCGGACACTGCGCCGGCCGGCGTGTTGTAGTCGACCACTCCATAGTGCCCGCCGGTCAGATAAGCATCGCCCTTGGAGCGCGACATGCCTGGGCGCGGATCTGCGATCGATAGAGCTCCGCTGGCAACCTGTTGTGAGCCGGTTACGGTCTTGGCGCTCTCGCACCAGGGCGTGATCCGAAGCTTTTGGGTGCTGGCGTTCGGGTGCCAATTTTTGTAAGCAGGATCTGCCACGGCGAAAGCGCCTTGCCCGGTGGTGCTGCCGGCGATGACGGTGCCGGCCGGCTTGCTGTAGTCGGTGACCAGGTGCTTGCCGAAGCCCTTGGACGGTTGCCGAGGATCTGCAACCGCCTGCCCGCCGGAGCTGGGGCCGTGCCCTGCGGTGACAGTGCCGGCGGCGTGGTCGTTGCGAACGACCCGGAATACGTTGTTGTGACGCTCGCCGCTCATGCGCGGGTCTGCAACGCTAAACGTCCCTTGCCCTGGGCTGCGCTGACCGGTTACCACACCACAGTGGCGGTTGTAGGGCAGCACGCCGTACTGGGTGTATTCAAATTTGCTGGTCGGGCGCGGATCTGCCACCGAAAACTTGCCGTTCATGGGCCGGCTCGCACCTGCAACCACGCCGGCTGTATCGTCCCAATCGACAACCCCGAGCACGCCGTTGTGGTATTCCGACACGATCACGAAGTCACGAAGATGACCGTCCTCAATCGCAAACCGACTCAGGCTGCGCCAATCCTTGCCTGCCTCAACAAGAGCCAGGCGTACCCAAGTTTTCCACTGCAATGCCGGCACCCGGTGCATCGGCCCCGCCTGCTCGATATCGCCGGCCAGCGGCATGCGGCTCAGCACATCACCGACAGCGCGCAGGCTCCGCTTTTCAGGTTCATACAAGAACGCCGGGACCTGCTCGACGTGCCTGGCCACCAGCAAGAAACGCTTGCGGCTCTGTGCCAGCCCGCCAATTTCGCCACAGTCGTGGGTGGTTTCCGCCACCGCGTAGCCGTAATGGCGGAGCAGCTTGGTGATCTGATCCAGTAGGTAGCGGCCACGGGTTGCTAGGCGCGGCACGTTTTCGAACACGATCAACTTCACCGGTTTGTGCTTCCAGGCTTCGCACATCAGCCACACACACCGCAACGTCAGCTCGTTGAGCGCCCGGTATTTGGGAGTCTGGCTCATTGTCTCGGAAAGCAGGCCCGATGCGCCCTTGCAGGGGCTGCTGATGAACACCGCGTCCGGGTCTTCGTTGCCGGCGGCGCGGCGCAGATCCTCGGCGTTGGCCTCGATCCAACCGGCTGGCGGCTGCTGGCCGTGGAACGCTGTGTACTGTTCTCTTGTGAACAGGTCCATCAGCGTGCCAGGAACACCTGTCATCATTTGGAAGTCGCGCAATCCGGCGGGGTCGACGTCGACCCCGCCAAGGCAACGCCATTCTGCCTGCACGGTGCCGAGGACTGGCTTGGAGTCGCTGAAGCCAGCGGCGCCGCTGCCCAGCCCACAGCAGAGGTGGAAGTGGGTGAGGGTGCGTTTAAGCATCACCAAGTCCTCCCGGTGGCAATGCATTGATCGCAGAACCCCATAGGCCAATCGCTGCAGGTTGGGCAACCCTGCTCGGCGGCGTTCGAGGCGTGCGTATACCCCAAGGCAGGCTGCGCGAGCGGGCGTACTGAAGCGGTTAGCGTTGCATCACTGAGCGCTGCCCCGCGCAGCTTTTCGTGGGGTATAAGTGCCTCGGCAGTGGCGCTGGGAGGAGCAATAATGCCTGCTGCTGCGCAGCAGAGACTGTTTGTTTCTGGCGTGTCGACACTCTCTGCAGCGCGGAGCAAAGCGGACAGGGCGCTGGTGCTGTTCTGTTGGTTCTTCATGCCGCTTTCCTCCGATGTTCGATAGCGAGTTGGTCCATCAGCCGCTGGTGGTAAGTGTTGCGTGCTTCTGCGGGTGGCCAAGGACGGATGGTTTCAACCATGGGGTCGATGCCGACCAAGCAATCCCAGATAGCCGGATCGGGTGGCATGAGGTCGCGGCGTTCGGTAGCCAGCGCTATCAGGTCGGCTTTGTGGACGCTGGTGGGGAGTTCTGGTGCTATGTCGAACCGATCACAGACGCGCCACCAGATACAGTCCTCAAAGTGTTCATAGGCACTGATCCATTGCTTGAGTGGCCGCGTCATGTCGCCCAGGTACGCCTCGGGTGCGTCATGAAGCAAGGCCGCGAGTTTGTGTTCTTCCGGCACCAGCTCGGCGACGATGCAGCTGTGTTGTGCCACGCTGTAGAACTCACGGGTGTGGCCGTTGAAGCGGCAAAGGTGTGCCAGCGCGTGCGAGATGTCCCGTGGATCGATCATGTCGGCGTCGGGTTCAAGCAGGTCAAAGTGTTTGCCTGAGTGAGTAAGGATCCAGTTCATGCTGCCTCCTTAACGAGATCGGCCAGCAACAGGGCGTTGTCGGTTACCTTGTGCAATTGGCGTAGGGCGTCATACCCAATCAGGGCTTTCAGCTGCCGATCAAATTCCTTGTTGTAACGGGTGAGGGCGCGCAGTGCCTTGGTGGCCTTGGTGTGTTGCTGTTGCAGTGTGCCCGCGACTTCTGGTGTCAGGCGCAGCATTGGAATGGTGCGGCTCATACGTCACCGCCGACTGCTTTTTGATTAAGGGGATGAGCGTCCGCTTCGGCTCTAAAAAATTGCGCTGCTTTGAGGGCTTCTTGGGGGCACATTGCTTCTGCTGGCTCGCGCAGTATCACCCAGCGGCCTTGGGGCCCAGCGATTGAGTCGTTTTCTGAGGTCGTTTCCAGTTTGGGTGCAACAGGACCTAGCAAAGCTGCCATGGCAAGAGCTTGGTCGCGGAGGGTAAGTGAATCGCGCTCGAGTTTTTTGCCTGTGCGGAATGCGCTAAATGTTTCTGCCGCAATTCGCAGTTTCTCGGCGATATCCAGGAGAGTTTGACGCGCTGGTTCCCCCAATTTCGACGCCGCCAGTGCCTGCTTATAGTGGGCATACAGTTGCTTATGGTTGCCCTGGGCCTGATCAAGCAAAAGCTTCAGGTCCTGAATCTCACCGGCGTTATCCGATTGCTGAATAGCCTTGCCTTCATCAATACCTTCGATGCGGCCGTCAATCAGGCCCCCTCGATAACCGACCCAATAGAGAATCGCGGCGGCGATGATGATGCTGATCAATGCGAGGATTTGAATCGCAGTCATGTGGTGTGCTCCTGGTAGTGAGTTCTGGCTGGTGGTGGCAGCCAATTGGTGTGTTATTCGTCGTGTGGGTCTGGTGGATCTGCGAGGCCGCACATCAGCTTGGCCTGGTGCGGCATGTAACCTTCCTCTCGCAGGGCGTCGTAGCGCTGATAGTCGGCGGCAAAGTAGCTGCACTCATCACACAGTCGGCTGGCCTTTTCGTCGGCAGACAACGGTGTATCGCAGTGTCGGCATTGATCGAGTAGAGACATGTCACACCTCGTCGCCGGCAGCTTCTGGTCGCGGCATTTCTTCATCTGCCCGATAGGCGCGAATGTCGATTAGCGAGGCCACGTGCCTGATATGGGCGTACTTTGGTGCCTTACGGCTGTTTACCAGCGTTGTCATAGGCAGCTGAATGCGGCCGGTGGCGATCTCTGCTGCAAAGGAGTCTTTGTTGAGGTTTCGAAAGTACCGCTCACGCACCTTTTCAACGGGGATCAATACGTCTCCGAATGTCCGGTACAGCAGTTCGACTGTTGCAGGATCAGGTGCGGGCAGCAGCCGCAATGGCTGCTGGTCGGCGTGTGCACTCATTCGGCCTCCGGCTTGCAAAGGGCGTGCGCCTTGTTTCGAGGGCTCGATAGCAGCGTGATCAGTGCAGGATCAATCAGTGTGTGGTCCATTGTGTTTCTTCCGTTGGGGGTGATTCCAGGCATTCAGGCAGTGGCGTTTGGTCAACTCCCGCAGATGCTCCGGCACTTCGAGGAGCGCGGCGTTGCGCTCCTCGCGTGTGCGCATGGCTATGATCTGGCGGGCGTACTCCCTAGGCCACGTCACGGTTGTCTGCCGGAATGGCTGGCAGTTCGAGGCTTAGCTGTTCAGCGAGCCAGCGAATACCGGCCTGCCGGACCTTGGTCGACTGGCTGTACTGCATGCCGGCGGTTTCGTGGAACCAGTTGCTGTTCTTGACTCGCAAATACTCGCGAACACGCACGGGGAACGCGGGTAGGTTGCGATCATTGAGCAAGCCTTTTTCACGCATGAGCGAGATGAGCTTGGGGCGGGTGAGGCCGAAGTATTTAGCGGCTTTTTCCAGGCTACGTTCCATTGCGACCTCCTATGCTGCATGCGCGGCGGGGGTCGCCGTGTCAGCCAGGTGGGTGATGGACTCGGCAACCATGGAGTAAATCTCCGCATCAGTCCCACACACCGTGAAGCACTTGGTGCGAGGTTTCCTGACGCCGATGCTCATGATGGTCGTGATGCCGGTGCGGGTTTTGTTGCGATGGATAGCCAGGTTGATCGGTTGCTCGAAGCCCATATCGAGGCTGAGCGCACCGCCGGTTTGCACCAAAACGAACACACGCTGCTTGTGTTCGATCTCGAAAACACCGTAGCGCCTGTCTGCATGCGGCAGAGTTGAATCGCCAGGGCTGGTTGGTCCGTTAACAATCTCCTCAATGAAGTCCGCTAGCTTGAGGTGCATTTTTTTGCTGTTGGTCAGGGTCAGCGTGTGGCGTTCGCTGCCCAGTTCAACAGTAAAGTGGGTATCGACTTTGCGACGTTCAACTTTCAGGCGGAATGCCAGGGCGTTACGCTGAACTTCGGCACGCAGAAGATGATTGAAGGTCTCGGTCAAATTGACCTGGGCCTTGAGCAGGGTCAGCGTGCGGTTGTCTAGTTTGTACTTGCTCATGCTGCTTGCCCTCCGTCATTCGGATCGAATGGCGCGGGTGCGGAACGCTGTTTCAGCTTGGGTTTGGACGCGATGAAAGCGCAGCCGAGGTCTTGTGCTAGGCGGCGAATTTCAAAGATGCGGGAGGGATTAGCAGCGGCCGGGTGGACGTGCAGGGTTGCTGTGGTGTGCATGGTGTTGCCTCGCTCTGTGGTGGAAGAGTGAGGCGAATATCAACCATTGGTTAAATCATGTCAACAACTGACGGGTGATGTTTGTGGATTTCTGCTTCTCTTGTATCGAAAGCTAGGGATCACTCGGGTGTGAAGGTCCCAATAACTTTTCCACAAATCTGCATGTCTTCAGTCAATTCCATGATCGGATACTGCGGGTTGATGGGCTTAAGGTAGTGCTTCCCAGCGTCCTGTACCAAGACTTTGAAAGTCGCTTCGTTGGTGCTTGGTAATGTCGCTATGACCCGATCACCGTTATTAACAGCCAGCTCAGGATCTACAAAGATAACTGACCCTGCTGGATAGCTTCTACCAGGCCCATTGTTTGTCATCGAGTCTCCAACGACCCGTAATGCATATCCGGACTTGCTGATATTGACAGGGCAGGGGAGCCAAAGCTCCGCATCAAATGATTCGACACTGGCATCCATTTCGCACCATGAACCGGCTTGCACCCATGAAATCAATGGGACTAGGCCCATTTTGGCACTGGTGGTTGGAACGTTGGCTACGTTGCTGCCCAGGCTTCTAGGTGTCGCTTCATCGGGGAATACAGGCATTACGCCATGCTCAAGCCACTCTCTACGAACCCCTAGCCAGTCTGATAGTGCTGTGAGGCTATCTACTTCAGGCATAGCTGCACCGTTGAGCCATTTGCTGACCGCTTGAGGTGTCTTTATGACGCCTTTGGATTTGAGATGCTCACGGACGTCTGCGCCACGCCCATGCTGGCGGACATTATTAGTGTCCAGGGCGGCGTGGAGCCGTTCGGCGAACATGTGGCGTAAGTTTTCTTTATCAATCATGGGTTGATGATCACATAGAAGTTGCTAATCCGTCAGTTGACCTTTACTATCAACCAACAGTTGAATGGAGGGCTTTAAGTTGAACCCGTCAGACTTTCCAAATGCCATCGCGTTCGCTTTTGAAGCGGTGGGGGGCATCGGCGCAGCTGCCAGGGTCTGCAACCGTAGCTACCAAGCGCTGAATAAATGGCGTCTGGCAGCGAGCCTGCCGCGAACCGATTACACCGGTGAAACCCAGTACGCCAAGCTTTTGGCGAATGCTGCGGAGCAAAAGGGCAATGCTTTTGATGCGGCTTGGTTGCTTCATGCGTCGACCCCACAAAAAAATGCAGCATAGATAGAAAAAGGGCGACCCAAGGGCCGCCCAGTTCCTCCCGGCACACACCACCACAGTGCTGTCGGGTCGCGATGAAGGCAGGAGGGCACACCACATGCAAACCACCTCCCTTTCTCGCGCTGCCAAGACACGGATGTCTTGGGTTGCTGCCTTTTCCACCACAGATTAGGCAGCTGTTGCGCCAGAGGTGAGAGACGGATCGCTCACCTCGGCACGGTGCCGGTTTCGATCTTGAGGATCTTGCCGGCGTTTGGGCCCTTACAAGCCACGCGGCAAATGTAACACCACTGCACGCCGCGCGGCACTGGCAACTTATAAGGATTAATGCCATGAGCCGAATTGCTCTGAGTTGCGTTGATCGAGCACAACGGGAAGTCCTGACGCTCGAATTAGCGCTGTACCACGCCGCACGGGATTATCCAGGCGGTGCAGCTGCAATTGCAGCCACCACCGGCCGTAATGCCACCACCTTGCAACACAAGTTGTCTCCCACTCATCCCTCGCACACCGTCAATATCCAAGAGTTTGGCGAGATCCTCGAACTGACCAAGGACCGTCGCATACTCGATGCGGTGCATGCCCTGGTCGGCGATACGATCTGGCAGGAGCTGGCTGAGGCGTACACCAACGACATGCCAGAGACCCTGACCACAGGTATCGCCATGTTTTTCCGGCAGGTTGCCGATTTGTCTGAAACCTGGGCAAAGCATATTGGCGACGGCAAGGTCGATGACCGAGAGTTGGCTGAGATACGCCAACTTGTGTTTCGCGGCATCCAGGGTTTGTTGGGCATGTATAACCGCGCCCGTTACGTCAATCAGACGACCTGCGGGGTGGACCGTGGCTGATATCGCTGACTTTGCAAATGACCTGATGCAAGAGCGCATCGACCAGGCCCTTGCTGCACGCAATGCCAATAAACCTGCGATCTCCACACATTCGCTTATGTTCTGCGAAGGCTGCGACGAGGCTATCCCTCTGGAACGCCGACTTGCCATCGCTGGCTGCACCCAGTGTGTGATCTGCCAATCCATCGACGAAGCTAGGAAAGCTCGCCATGCTCGATGATGTACTGAATCAGTTCGCGGATTACGGACTGGAGCCTTCACAGCCATTGGTGTTCGGCAAGCTTACCCGCTGCAAAACCACTCAGGATAAAGGCAAAGAGAAAAACGGCTGGTACGTCATCCACGAACATCGCACACAGAAGAATGAAACACTGATCTTCGGAAGCTTCGGTGATTGGCGTTCCGGTGATAGCCAAAAGATCAAGGTCAAGGCTGGACGCATGAGCCCAGAAGAGCGTGAAGTCATGCGCGCTCGCCAGGAGGACGCCAAGCGCAAGGCCGCAGAGACGGCTGCCAACGCGTCACGCCGCGCGGCCAACCGTGCTGCTGGCCTGTTCAAACGTATGCCGGAAAAGGGTAAGAGCGCCTATCTGGAGCGAAAGCAGATCGTTGGCTTCAAGGTTCGTTATGCGCCTCGTACCGGCGCATTTTTAGTGCCTATGTGCAACGTGCGAGACGAGATCGTCGGCCTGCAGGTGATCTTCCCTGCGAAGCAAGAGGACACTGGCCGCGATAAGGCTTATTGGCCCTACGGCATGTCCAAGGAAGGCGCTTTTCACCTGATCGGCCCACATCCTGAACCAGGCGAGCCAGTGCTGGTTTGTGAGGGCTACGCCACGGGCGCGAGCCTGCACATGGCAACCTCGCTTACCGTCGCCATTGCCTTCGACGCGGGCAATCTGCTTCCGGTCTCCAAGGCGATGCGCGAGCGTTTCCCCGGCTGCCCGTTGATCATCTGCCGGGATGACGACTGGAAAACCAAGCGTCCCAACGGTGATCCTTGGAACCCAGGTGAAGAGAAGGCCAACAACGCCGCGCTGGTTGTCGGTGGTCAAGTGGTTGCTCCGGTGTTCTCCGGCGAGCGCGAGATCAAATGGACCGACTTCAACGATCTGCACGTCGCCGAGGGCTTGGAGGCCGTCCGCCGCCAGGTGCTGGCGGTGGTCAAACCTCCTGCAGCGGGCGGTTGGAAAGATCAACTCGCTCGTACCGAAAACGGCTCCCTCATAGCGCACATGCAAAATGTGGAGCTTATCCTGGGCAACGACGAGCGGTGGGCTGGCGTCATCGGTTACAGCGTATTCAGTTCCAAGATTGTGAAACTGCGATCTGCGCCCTACGGTGGCGGGGCCGGCGACTGGGCAGACATCGACGACATGCGGGTGATGAAGTGGCTCGCGCAGCAGTACAACCTTCGCGTGAAGGCTTCTCATGTGATCGAGGCGGTTAGTGTGGTTGCTCACGACCACGCCTTCCACCCGGTGCGTGAGTACCTGGAGAAGCTGGAATGGGATCGCGTGCCACGCATTGAAACCTGGTTGACCGACGTGCTGGGCGTCCAGGCCAGTGAGTACTCGGCCAAGGTCGGCAAGCGCTGGCTCATCTCGGCGGTCGCCCGAGTGATGCGCCCAGGCTGCAAGGCAGACTCGGTGATGATCCTCGAAGGCGGGCAGGGTGCTGGTAAATCAACAGCTATGGGCGTCCTCGGTGGCGAGTGGTTCATGGATACGCCTTTTGCTCTCGGCGACAAGGACAGCTTCCAGGCGATTCGCGGCAAGTGGATCGTCGAGCTGGGGGAGTTGGACAGTTTCAACAAGGCTGAAAGCACCAAGGCCAAGCAGTTTTTCTCCGCGTCCACCGACACCTACCGCGAGAGTTACGGCCGCAGAACGAATGACGTGCCACGCCAGTGTGTTTTCGTGGGTACCACCAACCAGGAAGAATACTTAAAGGACGCCACGGGCAACCGTCGCTATTGGCCTGTGTTCTGCAACAAGGTGGATCTGGAGCAACTGCGCGAGATCCGCGATCAGTTGTGGGCTGAGGCACTGTTCTGTTTCGAGGCTGGCGATATATGGTGGGTTACCAAAGACGAATCCTGGATGTTCGCCGAGGCGCAGGACGAGCGTTTCGTTGTGGACGAATGGGAGGGGCCAATCCTCGCCTGGATGGAAGAGTCGCAGATCGGCGAAACCGCTACTGGCAACGAGATCCTGACACAGGCGCTGAAGCTGGACTTCGGCCATTGGGGCAAGCCAGAGCAAATGCGGGTCGGGGCGATCATGCACCGGCTGGGCTGGCGCAAGCGGCGTATGAACGCGTTGCCAAAAAGCGGCGTGCGTCCATGGGCCTATGAAAAGCCAGCGGGATGGGGGCGGACGTCTGCGTTGCAGCAGTCGGTGATCGAGGAGCCGTGCTTCGATGATTAAGCGAATCGACGAGATGCTCAAGCTATGGGCGCAGGATCTGCATTCGCCCGCGCCTGACGCTACTGGCGGGCCCAGCGGGGGCAACATGATTGCCATGCTGATGGAATGCAAAGGTGAGTTGATACGCGGCACGCGTGGAAGTCGGGTGCTACTGGATGAATCGGCGGATATTGAGTTGATCGTCAACAAACATCTGCCAGCGCAGCTTTCGGTAGTGGTATGGGAGCACTATTGCAATCATGATAGCTTCCTATCGCAGAAGTACACCCACTGCGGATGCAGTAGAGATACGTACTACCAGCGCTTGCACGAAGCACACCTGCATATAGCCGGTATGCTGATGGGTAAGGCTGCATGACCCTCGGTGTCACTTTGCGGACTACTGTCCTACCGTCCTGCCTTGTCCGACCACTATTTAGCATGGTTGGACAAGCGCAGGCCGCGCCTATGTTGGTCTGTCCTACTGTCCAACCTAAAACCGCCTCCCGCACACATGAGCATAGCGGGCACGTAGTCGAGCTCATGGCGCGCACGCGTGCTTTTAATTTTCTCTCTATACACAAGAGAAAAGTAAAATAGGTAGGACAGTAGGACAGAGCCCCGAATTCAGGGGGCTTTAGCTGTCCTACCTCGATTCGGAATAGTGGGACAGTAGGACAGCGCCGGAGGCGCTTGAAGCCGAATAAAAGACATTCACCGACATTGCCAGGACGTTGACCAGATATTGGCCGGGTGGCATTAAAACAGGCTTGCTGCCACCGGAATCCACCTGTAAAAAGTAGTCATCTTCGATAGGTGCGACCGCAAGCAGCGGGACACACCACCACACCAAACCCGGCCACTGCGCCGGGTTTTTGCGTTTATGGGGTAAGGCAATGACGAACGAGCAGCAAGCGCTTATTGAGATGCCGGTCTGGATGGTGATCCTTCTGTCCCTGGTCGGTGGAATTTCCGGTGAGGCATGGCGGGCCGATAAAGCGGGGGCAAGCGGTTGGTCCTTGGTCCGCCGTTTGGTGCTTCGATCCGGGGCCTGCGTTGTCTGCGGGCTTTCAACCATGATGTTGCTGCACGCTTCGGGCATGTCGGTCCTGGCAGCGGGTAGCATTGGGTGCCTCACCGCGATGGCCGGTGCCGATGTCGCCATCGGGCTGTACGAACGCTGGGCTGCCAAGCGGTTGGGCGTGTGCGATGTGCCGCCCTCGGGCAGCGGTCAGGCGTGATGCGCTGGAGGCCACGTAATACGTGGCCTGTAGCGGGTCGCGTCAAAATGGTGCGCCGAAAGTCGCCGGGGACCCTGGAGGCATTCGAGAGACACGGGGCATGAAACCCGCGGGAAAGCGTTAGCGGCAGGCCCGCCAGCTTACTGAAATTCAATCCATTGAAATTGAAAGGTTTCCATTGAAAAGCCGTTGAAAAGGAGGGCTTATGACGGATCCACTGTTCCTGTCTAAAAGCGCCTTCGCGGTTCGCATCGGCAGGACGCCCAGCTACATCACTTGGCTGAAAGACAACAACCGCCTGGTGCTGTCGCCGGATGGCAAGAAGGTCGACGTGCTGGCAACGGAAGCGTTGATCCTCGAAACCGCCGACCCCAGCAAGGCCGCTGTCGCGGCTCGACACCAACAAGACCGGCTCCAGCGTGATGTTTACAGCCAACTGTCCCCCATGGTCGAGCCGACTAACACGGCTGCGCCGCCGCAGCCAGTTGGCGCTAAAAGCGGGCACCCCGACTTCCAGAAGGCTCGCGCACACCGCGAGTACTACCTAGCCCAGCTGGCCGAAGCCGAGTTTCACAAGGTTCAGGGCTCGCTGGTGGATATGAAGGCGGTCACCGCCGGGGCCTACAACGCCGGACGCATGCTGCGCGATCAGTTGCTCAGTATGCCCCCGCAATTGGCCCCAGAGCTGGCGGCGATGTCCGACCCTTGGGAGATTGAGCAGCACCTGACCAAGGCGCTGCGGCTGTCCCTGGAAGAGGCCGAGCGCATGTCTTCGGCTGACCTTGAACGCGATTTGATCACTACGAGTTAACCCATGCAGACGGAAAAACCTGACGGCGCTGAGGTGTACCGTGAGGCGTATTTCCGTGGGCTGCGTCCAGACCCCAGCCTCTGGGTGGATGAGTGGGCCGACGAGTACATGCGCATCCCGCGTGATACCGGCGCTGCCGAACCAGGGAAATATCGCACCGTGCGAACACCCTACGCACGCGAGCCGATGCGTTGCCTATCACCCGCTCATCCGTGCAAGCGCGTGGTCACCATGGTTGCCTCGCAGCTGATGAAAACCCAGATCGCCTTGAACTGGATCGGCGCGTTGATCCACATGGTGCCGTCGAACATCCTTACGCTGCTGCCGAGCTTGGGTCTGGCAAAGCGGGTGTCTTCGCGTATCGGTAAGACGATCAAGGCCACCCCGGTATTGCGCGAACGTGTGGCGGCGAGCCGCTCGCGGGACTCGCGCAACACCATGGACACCAAGGAGTTCGAAGGCGGCTCGCTGTACGTCACCACAGCCGGCTCTGCGGCCAACTTGGCCGAGCTGTCGGCGCGCTACGTGTACGGCGATGAGATTGACCGCTGGGAGGTCGACGTAGGCGAAGAGGGCGACCCCATCGAACTGGCCGAAACGCGGGGCAGTACCTTCGGGCGCAATGCCAAGTTCTACTTCTCCAGTTCGCCTACGATCAAGGGCGCCTCGCGCATTGACGATTTGTTCGAGGGTAGCGACCAGCGTTACTACTACGTGCCATGCCCGACCTGCGGGCACATGCAAACCCTGGAGTGGGAGCGGCTGCATTATTCGCAGGACTTCAGCGTCGTGCATTACGAGTGCGCCGCGCCTGACTGCGACGTGCTGATCGAAGAGCACCACAAGGGCGACATGCTTGCCCGTGGTGAGTGGCGCGCCCATGCCAAGGGCGATGGCGAGACGGTGGGCTTCCACCTCAACGCGCTGTATTCACCGTTGGGCTGGACGGGCTGGAAGTCGCTGGCGAAGCAATTCGAGAAGGCGAAAAAGGCCCAGGCCAAAGGCGACCTTGAGCCCATGCAGGTGTTCTACAACACCCGTCTGGCTAAGGTGTGGGACAGCGCGCAAGAGCAGACCAAGGCATCGGTGCTGATCGAGCGGGCGCGCCGGGAAGGCTTCTCCCTCGGTGCGATGCCCGCCGCCGTGATGATGATCACTGGCGCCGTCGACGTACAGGCCGACCGTCTGGAATTCATGGCAATGGGCTGGGGCGTCGGCATGGAGCGCTGGGTCATCGACCACAGGGTGATCGCGGGCGACCCTTCGGACGAGCGTACCTGGGCGGTACTGGATGAACTGCTGAAAGAGCGGTACCGGCATCCGTGTGGCGTCGGCCTGGGCATTCTCGCGGTCGCCGTCGACTCCGGCGGTCACCACACCGACGAGGTCTACCAGTTCTGCCGAGTGCGGCGCTGGCGAAACATCTTCGCCATCAAGGGCGCGAGCAAGCCCGGTAAGCCGGTGATCGCTCAACGGCCGTCCATGGTTGATGTGACCTGGAAGGGCCAGACCGAACGAGGCGGCGCCGAGCTGTGGTTTGTCGGTACCGACACCGCAAAGGACTGGATCTACAACCGTTACCCGTTCGAGTCCGGCCCAGGTGCGCTGCACTTTGCCAACGACCTGCCGGACGAGTTCTTTGCCCAGTGCGTGGCCGAGCGCAAGGTCGCCAAGTACGTGCGGGGTCACAAGCGTATCGAGTGGATCAAGGGCAAGGCCGAGCGAAACGAAGCCCTCGACCTGATGGTGTATTGCCTGGCGATGGCGCATTACCTCGGCATCAACCGGTATCAGGAACATGACTGGGACCGGGTACGGAACTCGCTGGCACAGGCCGGTTTGTTCGATGAAAAGGTGGTCGCTGCTGAGCGTGTAACGGTTGCCCCACAGGCTACCGCGACACCGCAAGTGGCGCCGCAACCCGTTGCCCCGGTCGCCCAACCGCGACCCGCTGCCCCCCCACAACGCCGCAGTTCCACCAGCGGTTACCTGAAGAGACGCTGATATGTCGTTTACTCCGAAGCACCTCGAAACCATCGAGCGCGCCATCGCACGCGGTGAAAAGACCGTGCGCTACAGCGATCGCACGGTGGAATACCGCTCCATCGACGAACTGCTCAAGGCCCGCGACGAGATCCGCACGTCGCTGACCAACGCCGCCGGGCCGCGCTCTCGCGTGGTTCGGCTCATGCATGGAGGCAAGGGACTCTAATGGCACGACACTATCCGACGCTAACCCGTAACGGATTCTTGCTGCCGTCGAACATCAAGGCCAGTTACGAAGGCGCGGGTGAGGGCCGACGCTCGGCCAGTTGGGAAGCCACCGACAACGGCATCAACAGCATCAACACCCCGGCATTGCGCAACCTGCGGGCGCGTTCACGGGCGGCGGTGCGCAATGACCCATATGCCTTCAACGTCATCGACAAGCGCGTCAGCAACCTGATCGGCACCGGCATCACGCCCAGGCCGACCACGGATGACGCTGAACTGCGCAAACTCCAGCAGCAATTGTGGGACGACTGGGTTGACGAAGCGGACGCCGATGAGCTGACCGACTTCTACGGCCTGCAGGCCCTGGTGGCGCGCACGGTTGAAACGGCCGGTGAGTGCTTTGTGCGATTGCGGCCGCGCAGCCTCAGCGAAGGTTTAGCGGTGCCACTGCAGCTGCAGGCGCTGGCCCCTGAATTTGTCCCACACGACAAGTTCGAAACTGCGAAAAACGGCAACGTCATCCGCGCTGGGATCGAGTTCAACCCAGCTGGCAAGCGCGTGGCATATTGGATGTATCTCTCGCATCCGCGCGACTCGTCGTCGTTGAACCTCGGCTACAACCAGCTGGTGCGTGTGCCGGCGACGCAGGTGCTGCATATCTTCGAACCGATGGAGCCAGGACAACTGCGCGGTGTGCCACGCTTGGCCCCGGTGTTGAAACGCTTGCGAAGTCTGGACAACTACGATGACGCGGTGTTGTTCCGCCAGGAAGTGGCGAACCTGTTTGCCGGCTTCATCAAGCGTCCTGCACCTGAGGCCGGGCCGCAAGCGCGCAATCCGATGACCGGAGAGCTTTTGGTCACCGACCGCGACGGCTTCACGCCCATGGTCGCCCTTGAGCCCGGCACCATGCAGGAGCTGGGGCCAGGTGAAGAGGTGGAGTTCTCCAAACCACCGGACGCCGGCAACAACTACCCGGACTTCATGCGGCAGCAGCTGATGGCTGCGGCGGCGGGTTCGGGCACCCCGTACGAGATACTTACCGGCGATATGCGCGAGGTCAACGACCGGGCGCTGCGGGTAGTGCTCAACGAGTTCCGGCGGCGCCTGGAGCAACTGCAATTCGGCGTGTATGTGCATCAGCTGTGTCGTCCGGTGCGTGCCGCCTGGATGGACATGGCGGTGCTGTCCGGCGCCCTAGTGCTGGATGACTACGCGCAACGTCGGCGCGAATACCTGCGCACACGTTGGGTGCCACAAGGCTGGGCCTACATTCAGCCGGTGCAGGACGTACAGGCGCGGCGGATGGAAGTGCAGGCAGGCTTCGGTTCACGCAGCGAGATGTGTCTGCGCAACGGCTACGACGCGGAAACCATCGACGCGGAAAACGCGGCCGACCTCGCCAGGTCCACCGAACTGGGCCTCAACTACACCACGCTTGATGCCATCGAGCCGATTGATGACAAGGAACAACCATGAGTAAAAAAGCGATCCCGCGCATTTATGACAAGGCTGGCAAGCAGGTAAAAGTCGCGGATAAAAGTTGGTACACCTTCCAGGCCAGCGGTGAAGCCGAGCAACAAACCATTGAGGTCTTTGTATACGGCGAGATCGGCACCTGGGGTGTCAGTGCTAATCAATTTGTGCAGGACCTGCGGGCCATGGATGACGGCGTTTCCCCTGTCGTTGTGGCGTTCAACAGCATCGGCGGCGACCTGTTCGACGGCCTTGCTATTCACAACGCGCTGTCGCGCTTGGGCGAGCGCTGTACCGGGCGCATTGATGCGCTGGCGGCCAGCGCGGCCAGTGTTGCCGTGTGCGGCGCTCACCGGGTGGTGATCGCGGCCAATGCCATGCTGATGATCCACAACCCTTACACCTTTACCGGCGGTGATGCCGAGGACTTTCGGCGTGTCGCCGACGTGTTGGACCAGACCCTGGAAGCGATCATCGCGGCCTACAAGTCCAAGGCGCCGGACATCGATGAGGTCGAGCTGCGGCGCATGGTCAACGCCGAGACCTGGCTGACCGCCAATGAGGCGGTGGCTCTCGGCCTGGCAGATGAAGTGGGCGACGGCATCAAGGTCAAAGCCTGCCTTGGACAGGGCAGCGTGCTGCAGCGCTTCCAGAACGCCCCGGCTGAATTGCTCGCCCAGCTGCACGAAGAGCCGGAAGTCGAACCGCCGGAACCTGATCCAACGCCTGTATTGGACGCGGTCAAGCTGGCATTGATGGTCACGCAGGGATGTGCAGCGGCGGGCATCAGCAACTTGGTGGACCCGATACTCGCTTCGACGAAGTTAGAAAGCGAAGCGGTAGTCACTGCGGCGCTGACCAAGGCGAAAGCACTGCACGGCCTGTGTGTCGCGGCACGATTGCCGGAACTGACCGGGGAATTTTTGGCTGCCGGCCTGGATGAAGCTGCAGTCAGGGCGCGCCTGTTCGACAAGCTGGTAAGCAGCGGCGGCGGTTTTGAAATCAATAACAGTCTGCCGCTCGACAATGATCCGGCACCCACCATTAAGGCCAAACAGGTGGACAGTCATTCAATCTGGGCAAGCCGGCAGGCGGCGCAGAACGGAACCTCGAAAGGAGTAAGAGCATGAAAATCGAATCGATGCACGCAGGCGAGTTCCTGCTGTCTGAAGGCCCCGGCACAATTTCACGCGAAGCAATCAACGTCGCCGCCGGGCCGGCGTTGGAGCCGGGCCAGATCCTTGGGCTGGTGACTGCTACGGGCGAGTTTGCACCCTATAAGCCGACAGCTGAGGACGGCTCTGAAAACGCCATGGCGATCCTCTACGGTCCGCTGGGGCAGTCTGATGTGGTTCGTCGCGGCCGCGCCATCGTGCGTCAGGCCGAAGTCAGCGAAGTCCATTTGACCGGCCTCGACCCCGCAGCCGAAAAGGCCCTGGCCGCCTATTTCGTGATCGTCCGTTAAGACGCTCACCTCATTTATCCATCCCGCCGAGTGCGGGATTTTTCGTTTCTGGAGAGTACCCCATGGCCGATATCGCCATTTTTGAAGACGATGCATTCAGCGTCTCCTCGCTGACCGCTGCAATCAATGAGCAGGAATACCTTCCGGGCCGCATCAGCAGCCTTGGCCTGTTCCGCGAAGAGGGCATCAGCACGCTGACCGTGCAGATCGAGAAAGACGGCGACACCCTGGCCCTGGTGCCATCGGGTGAACGTGGTACTTCTGGTCTGGTGGTCGGCGCGGCCAAGCGTCAGTTGATCCCGTTCAACACCGTGCACCTGCCGGAACGCTTCACCATCAAGGCCGATGAGATCCAAGGGATTCGCGCCTTCGGTACCCGCAGCGAACTGCAGGCCGTGCAGGATGTAGTCAACAAGCGGCTAGCAAAGGCCCGTCGACAGCTCGATGCTACTCACGAATTTCAGCGCATGGGTGCGTTGAATGGGCAGGTGCTGGACGCCGATGGAAAGACAGTCCTGTTGGATATTTATAAATCCTTCGGCGTGAATCGCCAGAAGCTGCCGATGGGCTTGAACAGTCCGGATACCGAGCTGCGGGTCAAGTGCGGTGAAGCGCTTGATATGCAAGAGGAAGCCCTGGGCAGTGTCACCAGCAGCGGCTCGCGCGCTTTGTGCGGCAAGAACTTCTGGAACAAGCTGATCGTCCACAAGTCGGTCAAGGAGACCTACCTCAACACCATGCAGGCCGCGTCTCTGCGTGGCGATGCGCGTGAAGCTTTCGAGTTCGGCGGGATCGTCTGGGAGCGGTATCGCGGCAAGGTTGCTGGCGTTGCGTTCGTCCATGACGACAAGGCACTGCTGGTCCCCGAGGGCGTGCCTGACCTGTACATCTCGTCCTTCGCACCGGCCGACTACATGGAAACGGTCAACACCCAGGGCATCCCGTACTACAGCAAGATCGAGCCGCTTCCTTTCAACAAGGGTGTCGCCGGGGAAGCCCAGTCCAACCCGCTGCACCTGTGCACGCGGCCTCGCGCGCAGATCCTGCTGGAGATGTGATCGTGGCCTTCCGCGATCTGATCGACGACATCGACGAAGTGGTCTTCGAAACACTGGGCGATAGCGCACGGATCGAGGGCCGCGAAGAACCTGTGCTTGGTATGTTTGCCGCGCCCTGGTTGCAGCCGAAGCTCGGCAAGCTCAACACTGGCTTGCGTGAGCCTCGGTTTGAGATCCGCGTCAGTGATTCGGAAGGCTTGAAACGCGGGCTTTTGGTCAGCATCGACTTGCCCGCCTTGGACGGCGGCGGCGATTACGACTTGCTGCAGCTGGAGCCGAGCGGCGACGGTCTGGTCGCCTTGATCCTGAGGTTGCGCCCATGAGCATCGGTAGCTACGTCAAACCCTCGGCCGGCGGCGGGATGATCTCGATCCAGTCGTCAGCTGCAGATCTCCAGGCGTTTCAGGACTTCGCCAAGTTGGTCCCCAAGGCAGCTGCTGCGGCCCACCGACGCGCGATCAACAAGACGTTGGGCTGGTTGCGCACGCACATTGCCCGTGCAGTCAGCAGGCAGGAGCGCATTGCTGTCGCGGCAGTGCGTCAACGGTTACGCAGCTACCCAGTGTCCGGCGGGGCATCTAGCGGCAAGTTGTGGTTCGGCTTGAATGCCATCGAGTCCAGCCGGATCGGCCGGGCGAGGCAAACCGGCAGCGGTGTGTCGGTGGCGGGGCGGCGTTATCAAGGCGCGTTTCTCAAGAAGGTCTACGGCAACAAGCCAGACATTTGGATTCGCACTGCGAGCAAGCACTTTAATGCTGATGATTACCCAGACAGCACGGTATCCGCTGGTCGCGGTGCAAGTTCTGGATGGGTCGCAGAAAATGGAGATCGTTTTCCATTAGCGAAAGCCAAGGTATCTCTGGAACAAGCCCGTCCACACTTTGAAAGCTGGGTACAAAAGGCGGACGAGCGTCTGTTGGAGATCCTGCAGCAGGAGCTCAACTTCGAACTACAGAAATACTTGAAGAGGATCGGTTAATGGCTGACCAACCTTTTAGCCTGGACCAGCTTTACCGGGCGGTCGAGCAACACCTGGTGAGCCATCTGCCAGGGGTTCAGACGGTAAGTGCCTGGCCGGACATTCAGGATCGCATCGCTTTACCAGCGGTCTTTCTGGAGCTGGCCGAAATCGAGCCCGGTACCGATATCGGCACGGGTGAAACCACATTGGTGTGTAAGTTCGAGGCACGTATCGTCGTCGACCCGATCTATCCTCTGCATCAGCAGCAGGCGGTGCAGTTGGCTACCCAACTTGCGGTCCTACTCCGGGCTCAGACCTGGGGGCTGGAAGTCGAGCCGGCAGAGTTCGTTCAGGCACTACAGGACTGGACCCAGCCAGTGTTGGATGGTTACACCGTTTGGCTGGTGGAGTGGACGCAGCAGGTGTACCTCGGCCCTGAAGAGTGGCCTTGGCCCGATCAGCCGCCCGGCATGCTGTTGTTTGGCTTTAACAACGACGTCAAAGAGGACTTTGTTCCAGCGGAGGACTTGTGAGCGGTTATGTTGCTGCCCAGCACGACCGCATGCTTGCGGGGGTGGTCAAGGATTGTTTTGTGGTAGCAGTCGACTTGGCTGCCTCTCCGCCGGGGTGTCGGGTTTCGGACGGCGAATGGACTAGCGCCTGGGTGCGCTGGCACAGCATCGCCGCCGGCAAGGCCAGGCATTGGAGGGCTCCGTCTCTGGGTGAGCAGGGGACATTGGTCAGTGCCAGCGGTGACGTGTCACAGGGCACGTTCATTCCGGGATTGTATGGCAACGCGGGTCCGCCACCGGATAACCGGGATCATGTGGAAGTGTGGCGGTTTGATGATGGCGGCTCGCTGATTTACGACTGGCAGGCCAAGAGCTACAGCATCACCCTGCCGAGCGGTACGGTGACCATCAAAGTCGCCAGTACAGAAGTTGTCGTGACGGACAGCGCCGTGAACGTGACCACCGGCAACATCAATCTGAAAGCAGCGGTGATGATCGACGGGGCGTTACACGTCACGAAAGGCATCACCAGTGCCGGTGCGATCATCGACGCTGGTGGCAACAGCAATCACCACACACATTAATTTCAACCCACAAACAGCCCGCCCAGTGCGGGCTTTTTCATATCTGGGGTTTGCCTTATGAGTAAGTCTAGAACTGATGGCGATTCTGCCGAGGCCATTGTGGTTCCGGGGTTGAAGCCGGCACCGCTGGGTTTTCCCGTTACTGCTGAAGCGGGTGAGTCCATCGGAACAGCGCGTGTTTTTCGCGACAAGGTTTTCACCTCGCGGACATTGATCCTACCCGGCGGCGGGACGCTTCCTGTTGTTGCTGGTCGAGTTACCGCATGTGGTGATGATCAATTTGCGTTCTTGAAAGCGCATCCAGATCTGGAGCAATTGAAGGAGTAATGACAATGATCGGAATGGATCGCCACACCGGCCAACCCATTTCCGGCATCGCACACTTGCGGCAATCGGTTCCAGACATTTTGGGTACGCCGTTGGGCAGCCGGCGGCATCGGATGGATTACGGCAGCAAGCTCCGGCGATTTGTTGACTTGCCCGTTACTGAAGGCTGGAAAAGCGCCGTACAGGCGGAAGTCGCCCGCGCACTGGGTCGCTGGGAGCCGCGATTGAAGCTGGATCAAGTGCGCGTCATTTCCGTTATCGGCGGGCAAATTAACCTGAAGATCGTCGGGCAGTACCTGGGCGACAGCGTCACGCTGGAGGTGGCCGTATGAGTATCGTGGACCTGTCGTCGTTGCCGGCGCCGACCGTGTTGGAGCCGCTGGACTTCGAAGAGGTTTTTCAGGAGGGGCTTGGCGTCTTTCGCGGATACATGGGCGGCAACTGGACTGCTGCGCTGGAGAGCGATCCGGTGCTTAAGGTGCTGGAGGTTGGCGCTTACATCAAGGTCGGCAACCGCGCCCGAGTCAATGACGCCGGCAAAGCGGTATTGCTGGCGCACGCCATACGCGGTGATCTCGATCACCTGGGGGCCAACGTCAACCTCAAACGCCTGGTCATTCAAGCAGAGGATCTGCTGGCCTTTCCGCCAGTTCCTGAAGTCAAAGAAGATGACGATGCGTTCCGGGAGCGCATCCAGTTGGCCTATGAGGGACTGACCACGGCCGGCCCGCGTAACAGCTACATCCTGCATGCGCGCAACGCCTCGGGGCTGGTGGCGGATGCCACGGCCGAAAGCCCGGCGCCTTGTTACGTTACGGTAACGGTGCTGGGATTGGACGGGGAGGGGGAGGCTTCACCGGAGCTGCTCGCCACGGTGGCAACTGCGCTGAATGACGACGATGTGCGGCCGGTGGGGGATAGGGTAACGGTTCAGAGTGCCCAGGTGATCCGCTACCAAATCAAGGCAATCCTGCACATGACCAGCGCGGGCCCAGAAGCTGATGCCAGTTTAGCCGAGGCGAAAAGTCGATTGGCGGCGTGGATGAATCCGCGTAAACGGCTAGGCGTTGAAGTGGCGCGTTCCGGCGTAGACGCTCAGTTACACGTTGCCGGCGTTTCTCGGGTTGAGCTGGTCGGCTGGCAGGACTTGGCCCCGACCAAAGCTCAGGCGGCGTACTGTACGGGCTACACCGTGACGCTGGCGGCTTGACATGAAAAGCCTACTGCCGATCAACAGCACGCAGCTCGAACGGGCCATGGAGGCTACGTTTTTCGAGAAAACGATTGTCCCGCTTCGCGACCTCTACAACGCTGATACCTGCCCGGTGCATTTGCTGCCGCATCTGGCATGGGCATGGTCGGTGGATCGCTGGGATTACCGATGGACCGAGGCGACCAAACGCGCCGCCATCAAGGCCTCTTATTACATACATGCCCACAAGGGCACCATCGGCGCGTTACGCCGTGTGGTAGAGCCTCTGGGCTACCTGATCGAGATTATCGAATGGTTCAACATGAGGCCCGAAGGGACCCCAGGCACCTTTGCGTTAAAGGTCGGGGTGTTGGACACCGGTATCACTGAGGAAATGTATCAGGAGCTGGAGCGACTGATCGATGACGCCAAGCCCGTCAGCCGTCACTTAACTGGGCTGGCGATTAGCCTGGAATCCACCGGGGTAATAAACATTTTCGCAAGCATATCTGACGGAGAAGTAATTGATGTTTATCCGCCGGTACTTAGTGATATCGAGGTGACAGGGTTTATCGGAAGCGGGATTCGAGAGTGCTCCATAGATGAAATAGAAGTTTATCCTCCTGCGCCTGAACCTATCTCGGTTGACTGCTATGTCGGGGTGCCTGGTCGCGAACATTCCATAGACCATTTGGACGTATACACATGATTGATGCTAATTCGAAGTTTTTCGCGTTACTGACGGCGGTTGGCGAGGCAAAGCAAGTTAAGTCTGATGCAGGGCTGCTAACTTGGAAGCTGACACATATGGCTGTAGGGGACGCAAACGGTACTGACCCTATCCCTGATCGCTCACAGAAAACACTGATTAATGAGCGCCGCCGGGCTCCATTGAATAGCCTGGAGCCTCATCCGACTAACCCTGGGATTCTAGTCGCCGAGCAGATTATTCCGGCGGATGAAGGTGGATTCTGGATTCGCGAATTGGGGCTTTTCGATTCTGACGGAGATTTGGTTGCCGTAGCTAATTGCGCGCCAAGTTACAAGTCGCTGCTAGCCCAAGGGTCTGGTAAAACACAAGTTATACGGATGAACTTTGTTGTTTCAAGTTCTACTAACGTTGTGTTGTTGATAGACCCGGCTGTTGTAAACGCCACTCGAAAGTATGTTGACGACTCGGTAGCGAATGCAGTCAACCGGCTTGATTTTAAACATTCGGCATTAGTCGCAACCACGGGCCCTGTGGTCCTGGCGGGCGTTCAAGCTATCGACGGATTCGCGGTGCCAGCGGGTTCGCGGGTGCTGGTTAAAGATCAAGTTCAGGCGAAAGACAACGGGCTGTACCTGGTCAGCGCTGATTCGTGGGTGCGCACGGTTGATGCCGATACCAGCGATAAAGTAACGCCTGGTTTGCTTGTCACGGTCGAGCGGGGTACAGCCAACGCTGACACTGTCTGGCAACTGATCACCGATGGTCCGATAGTTCTTGGGACTACACCTCTGGCCTTTCAATGGTCTGCGGGGCAAAACGTCCCAACGCCGCCCGTTGATGACAGGTCTAAACGTAGCGCCAATACCGAGTCGGTACGAGCTCAGATCGAAAGCCCCAAGCAGGCATTTCCTGTGCACGTCTTCCGCAAGAACCGGCTGATCAATGGCGCGTTCCAGATTTGGCAGCGAGGCAAGTCAGGCGTCGTCGGAAAAGCCAACGGTGACCCCGAAAGCACGTTCGGCCCGGACCGCTGGATGATTTACAGCCCAAAGAACGCCACCTGCAATTGGAGCCAGCTGCCGCTCGAGCAGGACGCCAATATCAACGAAGCGAAGTTTGCCCTGAGACTCTCGCGGCAAGGTGAAGGCAATGGCTGGAATCTCAGTCAGCGCATCGAGAACGTCGAAACACTGGCCGGCGGGAAGGTCACCGTCTCGTTTTATATGAAAACCAGCGTTCCACATACGTGTGCGGTGATTCTTCGCCAGAACTTCGGGGTCAACTCAACCGAGCCGAACGTCGATGTCGGCACATCGGTGGAGTTGACGACGGTATACAAAAAATACGTCGTTACCCTCGACCTGGGGGGCGTTGTGAACAAGAACAAGGGCGTCGCGAACGACTTCCTGGAAGTTATCTTGGCCAGCGGGGGAGCCGGTGCCTACTACACGGACGTTACCAACGTCCAGATCGAGTCCGGCAGCGTGGCGACGCCATACGATTACAGGACGCACCAGGAGGAATACCGCGCATGCTTGCGCTACTTCGAAAAGTCTTTCCTCCAGGATCACCCGTTGAAATCCAACAACGGTCCGGGGACCTGTATTGCCACCTTCACGCAATCCGCAGCAGCACAGGCCTCGCAGTCAGCCCTGCGTATGGACTTCCGGGAAGTAAAGCGCGTTGTTCCTACGCTGAAGCTGTTTTCACCTGGTGAAAGCTCGTCGGAGATCTGGGCACAGTCGGCCGTAAAACCCTGCACTCTGACGAATATCCAAAGCTTGTGGTCGACAGGCTTTTCGCTTTCATGCCTTCCGCCGGTTGGGTCAATTCCTGGCTACACCCTGCAAATTGAGTGGACCGCCGAAGCGGAACTTTGAGGTGATGACTATGGATACAACTGAGTACAGACTCACCCCAGCCGGCGTCCGGCGGATGAGTGACCGCGTGTTCATCCCAGAAGATATGGGCAATAAAGACTGGGTAACTTACTTGGAGTGGGTCGCCGATGGCGGCCAAACCTTGCCAGAGAAGACCGTTGAAGAAACGGCGAATGAAGAGCGGCGCTGGCGAGACCTGGAACTTCAAGGTGTCGCATGGCTGCGTGAGCGTCACCGTGATGAGGTTGAGTTAGGCAGTGCGACTTCATTGACCTCGGATGAGTATGGTGAGCTGCTGGCGTATATGCAGCTGCTGCGCGACTGGCCTCAATCAACAAAATTTCCAGTTCAGAAATACCGACCCAAGAAACCTAGCTGGATCGCGCTACAAACCCAATAACGCCCCGCACTGTCGGGGCGTTTTGTATTCCGCGACACGTAACAAAAACACCCACCCGGCCTCGCTTATGCGGGGCTTTTTCGTTTCTGGAGCATTCGCTTTATGAGTTTCTTTCACGGCGTTACTACGACTGATATCAAGACAGGCGCGCGCACTATTTCCTTGCCGTCGTCTTCCATCATCGGGCTTTGCGACACCTTCACCCCAGGCGTCCTCGGCGGCGGTACCGCCAAGGCCGGCGAGCTCAAATTGATCACCACCGAGCGCGAGGCTATCGCCGCCTTCGGTGCCGACTCGGCGATCACCAAGGCCTGTAAAGCGATCTACACGAAGGCCAAGGCGGTGATTGTTGCCATCGGCGTGCCGAAGCTGGAGGACGCGGCGCTGCAAACCTCGGCGATCATTGGCGGCGTTCTGGCCTCGGGTCAGCGTACCGGCCTACAAGCCTTGCTCGATGGCAAAAGCCTGTACAACGCGCAGCCGCGGCTGTTGATTGCGCCGGGTCACACGGCCACTCAGGCGGTCGCTACCGCGCTTGATAGCCTGGCGCAGAAGCTGCGGGCAATCGGCATTCTTGATGGCCCTGGCACCACGGATGAGGCGGCGATGCTTTATGCCGATAACTTTGGCAGTCGCAACCTGTTCATGGTCGATCCGGGCGTTCAGTACTGGGACACCGAATCCAGTAAGACAGTTGATGCGCCGGCCTCGGCCTGGGCGGCGGGCTTGTTCGCCTGGACCGATGCTGAATACGGCTTCTGGGCTTCGCCGTCTAACAAAGAGTTCACCGGCATCACTGGTACGACCCGAGCTGTCGAGTATCTGGACGGCGACGAGACGTGCCGGGCCAACCTGCTGAACAACGCCAATATCGCGACGATCATTCGCGACGACGGCTATCGCTTGTGGGGCAACCGTACGCTGTCGAGCGATCCGAAGTGGGCATTCGTCACGCGCGTTCGCACGCTTTTCATCCTTATGGATGCCGTGCAGGCCGGCCACAAATGGGCTGTGGACCGCTCAATCACCAAGACGTACGTCAAGGACGTCACTGATGGCCTTGATGCTTTCATGCGCGATCTCAAGGCCCAGGGCGCGATTATCAATTTTGAGGTGTTCCCGGACACCGAGCTGAACACTGCCAGCCAGATCGCCCAGGGCAAAGTTTATTGGCGCATTCGCTTCACCGACGTGCCGCCGGCAGAAAACCCGAATTTCCTTTTCGAAGTCACCGATCAGTGGATGACCGAAGTTCTTGAAGCAGCCTAAGGGGCCTAGTCAATGATTCCTCAAACCTTGTTTAACACGAACCTGTTTGTCGACGGTGTGAACTTCGCTGGCGACGTGCCGAGCCTTACGCTGCCCAAGCTGACCACCAAGACTGATGAGTATCGCGCTGGCGGCATGGCCGGTGCGATTGAGATGGACCAAGGCCTGGAAAAAATGGAGGCGTCCTTTGTTACCAAGGGCGTGCGCCGTGAGTCGTTGAAGTACTTCGGTCTGGCCGATGGCACCGCTTTCAATGCGACGTTCCGGGGTGCCTTCAAAGGGCAGAAGGGGGCTGTCACGGCCGTTGTCGCTACTCTGCGCGGTCGCCTCAAAGAGCTCGACCTCGGCGACTGGAAAGCCGGTGACCCTGCTGAGATCAAGCACGCCGTGGCAGTCGCTTATTACAAGCTCGAAATCGACGGACGCCTTATGTACGAAATCGACATGGTCGCTGGTGTTCAGGTGATCGATGGCAAAGACCAACTCCTTGAAGTGCGCACCGCACTCGGCCTCTAAGGGAATAGATCCAAATGAATAAAGCAACCTCTAAAGCAGTACCGGCTTGGCTATCACTCACTGCACTTGCAGCCGTCGTAACGCTCACGCGACCTAGCAATGCCAGCGGCGTGCTGGTCGAAACATTGACCTTGCGGGCTCCGGTAGTACGGGAAGTACGAGCAGCCGACCGCGCCTCTAACGGCGACGATGAACAGCGTGAGCTGATGTTGTTTGCGGGTTTGGCAGAGGTGGGTGTTAAGGATCTTGAAGGCCTGAAGCTGGCGGACTACCGCCGTGTTCAAGCCGCTTATTCGCACCTGGTGCCTGATACCGATTATTCGGAATCGATGCCGTCGTGGCTGTCGGTCAACACTGATCGGGCCCAGGTCACCCTTACCTGCCCGAGCGTAATCAATGGGGTATCGGTTGATACCTTGGCCCTGCGCTCCCCGACAGTGGGCGATGTGCGTGCGGCTAATCGTGACGCGGGCGGGGATGACGAACAGCGGGAGCTGATTTTGTTTGCCTCGCTTGCCGGTGCGCCTGTCGCGGATCTGGAGGGCCTGAAGCTGGTGGATTTTAACCGCCTGCAGGCCGGCTATTTTCGTCTGGACCAAGACGACGGGGTTTAACCCTCACGTCATAAAAATGGCCGCGAAACGTCTGGCGGCGGAAACAGGATTTTCCGCTGCTGAGATTTTGTCGATGCCGTTTGCAGAAATGGTGTGGTGGCTCACGGACTGAGCCGCCTTCGATAAGGCTATCCAAATGAGGGCCGCGACATGGCAAACAAAATTGCCCTCGGGCTGGTGATTGGCGGCGCCGTCAGTTCAACAGTCGGTGCTGCGTTTAAAGATGTAACGGGGCGCATCAAGCGTCTTGAAGCGGAAGGCAACAAGGCGCGTGTCCTGCAGCGCACTATCGGTGACACCATTCGCCTGCGCGACGAGTGGAAGAAAGCCCACGACAGCGGATCAGAGGGCGCGACCAAGTTGTTGGGCCGGTTGAATTCCAACCTCGATAGTTTGAAAAAACAGGGAATCGAGGTCGGCCGACTGGAGAAAGCCTATCGCTCTATGGGGCAGACAGCCATCAAGGCGGAGCTCAAAGCCAAGGGGCATCAGCAAGTCGATGCTGGCAGGACTGGCATGAAAAGCGCTGTCGGCGCCGCTGTCGTTGGCGTAGGTGTGCTGGCAGTTCCAACGAAGGTCAGCGCTGACTTTGGGGCCATTGTTCGTGACATCGCGATCAAGGCCGGCATTGCCAACAAACCGCAAGAGCAGGAGATGTCGCGCAAGATTATTGATACGTCGCGCGACACGGGCATGGCGCGTAACGATGTAGCCGATGTGGTTAACCAATTGGTTGGCGCCGGCATGGATTTGAGCAAGGCCCTGGAATATGCGCCAGTCGCGGCCAAGTTCGTCGTGGGGCAAGGGTCGAGCGGTGTTGATACAGCAAAGATGATCAACGCGCTGGGGCAGAATGCCAAGATCACAGATCCCAGGCAGATGCAGCAGGCCCTGGAAGCGATTGCGTACCAAGGGCAGGCAGGTAGCTTTGAAGCGGCCGACATGGCTAAGTGGTTTCCTGAGCTGTTGGCGAACATGGGCAGCCTCGGCATTACCGGCATGGATGCGGTTACACAGTTGGGTGCCATGCTGCAAGTGCAGATGAAATCTGCCGGCGGCGCCGATGAGGCGGCAAATAATCTCAAGAACTGGATGGGCAAAATCGGCTCTGGCGACACCGTCAAGGCGTATGCAAAGGCTGGTATTGACTACAAAGGGTCGATGCAGACCGGTTTGCAAAACGGTATGTCCACTCTTGAAACCAGTATGTCACTGGCTCAGAAGTACATTCAGGCCACGGATCCGAAGCGCGCGGCGGCGATGGCTGAGGCGACGGCGAAGATCAGCAAGGAATCCGACCCGGAGAAAGCCAAGGCCATGATGGCCTCGCTGGAAGAGTCACTGCGTACCGGTGACCTGTTCGCTGACATGCAGGTAAAGGCTGCGCTTTCTGCCTATATGCAGAACAAGGCGCTGTACAGCCAGCTTAAAAACGAATCGCGCGATGCAACGGGCATTCTCGACAAAAACCTCAGTGAGCGACGTGAGGCTTCTTCGCAGAAGTGGGCCGAAATGGCCCAGTCAATGGATGACGCCATGCGCAGCGTTGGAGACGCCCTGCGCCCGGTCACAGACACCGTGGCGGAAGGACTGACCAAAGTCACCAGGGGTATTACCTCGCTGTCTGACAGCGCACCAGGTGTGGTGACGGGCATCGCGGCGGTCGGTGGAGGGCTTGTTGCGCTCAAGGGGCTGCTCAGTTCGTTCAAAATCGCTAAAGGTTTGCTCAACGTTGCGCGGGGATCGTTGGGTGGCAAACCCGGCGAAGTGCAAAAGGTCTTTGTGACCAACTCCAAGGATGGCGCTGGGGTCGTCGGAAAGGGCGGCGAAGCTAAAGGCAAGACCGGCAAGGCCCTGTCGTTAGTTGAGACTGGGCTCAAGGCAGTAGCCGCTCTCAAGGGTGAATCGACTGATGGGGAGGGAAAGGATGAGAACAAGACCGGCAAGTTAGACATCGTCGCGACTGGCCTCAAAGTCGTTTCGCTAGCTAAAGAAGCGGTATCCGACGATGACGGCGCGAGAGGTGAAGATGCTGCGGCGATTGGCGACGGCGTCCAAAAGGTCTTCGTCGTTAACTTGAGTGCAATGGGGGGGCCTGCTGGGGGGCCAGGTGAAGGCCGCCGGCGTGGTCGCGGTTCAAGACGTAATATCCCGCGACGTCGGCCGACCTCGCTGCGTGCTCGGGTGCCGGCGCCGCGTCCGCCTGTACCACGGCCAGCCACACCGGCTCCGCGTCCGCCGCTGCCACGGCCTGCAGCACCGGTCCCGCGTCCGCCGCTGCCACGGCCTGCAGCACCGGTCCCGAGTTCGCCGGTACCACGGCCTGCCGCACTGGTCCCGCGTTCGCCGGTACCACTGCCTGCCGCACCGGTCCCGCGTCAGTCGTTGCCACGGCCTGCAGCACCGGTTCCGCGTCCGCCGCTGCCACGTCCTGCAGCACCGGTCCCGCGTCCGCTTATTCCACCAGTTTCTATTCCAAGCGGGGCGATAGCGAAACTGGGCGGGGTTGTGCAAGCGGTCGGTAAGGTCGGTAAAGCCGCCAAGGCAATACCTGGTGGCTCGCTCATCGAGACCGGCGCCATGGCCTTTGACACCTATGAGAATGCTAAGACCAAGGACGAAAAGGCCGAGGGCTATGGCGCTGCCGCTGGCAATCTCGCCGGCACTATGGCCGGTGCTGCTGCAGGAGCGGCTATTGGCTCGGTGGTGCCTATCATCGGCACCGCTATTGGTGGTCTGGTAGGCGCTTACTTAGGGAGCATGGGAGGTTCGGCGCTGGGTGGTGCTGCAGGTAAGTCGTGGTTCGGAGGGGAGGACGAAAAGCCCGCGCCACCGGTAACGCCGTTGCTGATGGCGCCTCGACCAGGCCCAGCCATTCCAAGCTTGGCCGCCATGGGCAAGTCATTCAACAGGGCGGACGGCTCGGGTGCATTGCTGATGGCACCTGCACCGCAAGCGCCGGTCCTGGGTGATGTAGCGCGCTCTCTGGCCGTGTCAGCGCCGACCAAACCAGCGGCTGTAGCGATCCAGCCCAAAGAGCCGGAAAAGCCTGTTCCGGCCAAAGTGGATCAGCAGTTTCAGTACTCGCTGAGTATGCCGGTTACGGTGCAAGGGGATATGAAAGACCCACAACGCTTGGCTCAGGACCTCATGCCGCATATGCGGCTAATGATGGCTGATGCGGCGAAACAAAACGCCGCGAAGCTATACGACGAACCGCACCTGTAAGGAGGGCCTATGGCTTATATGGAACAGATGCAATCGGGCTTCAAGTACCTGGTTGAAGCCGGGGAGGCTGGTAGACGTAGTGCTGAGGGCATGCTTGGGCCGGTCAACGGTGCAATAAGGGAGATAACGGGGGCAGCGGCCGACCTGGAAAATATCCCGTTCGTGGGGCCTGCTGTCGGTGCCAAGCTCCAGCGGGTGATGCGCGGCGTGGATGCGGCACAGGCCAAGGCCGGCCAGGTGCTGGCTGTGTACAGTCGTGCAACACGGGGCGCCGCCGAAGTGCAGGAGCGAATGGGAGCGCTGAAGGAGCAGGCGGGAAAAGCTGCGACGGCGATCAACAAGGTCGCCGGAAAGGTCAATCCGTCGTTGGCAAACATCGTGCCCACCAGCGCATTTGCCGTGGATGCCACGCCGGCACCGGAGGCGGTGAAGCCATTTCCGCACCTGCTGATCATCCAGCCCAGGGATCCTAAGATTCAGCCGTACTACTTCAACTTAGATACGGCGGCCTTCGACGAATTGAGTCGCTCGACCGAATTCCGCTGGGCTTCACAGGAGCGGCTATCGCGGCGCCCGGCGCAGCAGGCCGTGGGCATGGGCGAAGAAAAGCTCACACTCAAAGGTACGATTTATCCCGGCTTCAAAGGTGGCCTCAAGCAGCTTGACACGTTACGCACCATCGGTGGGCGGCTGCAACCGCTCACTCTGACCACGGGTTATGGCGAGGTGATTGGCACCTGGTGTCTGAAGTCGATCAACGAGGAGCAGGGCGCGCTGCTGCACGGCGGTATCCCGCGTAAACAAGTATTCACTCTGGAGTTCACGCGCTATGGCGACGACATGCAGAACGTCTGACGGGGACATGCTCGATGTCATATGCAATAACGTTTATGGGCACTTGAACGGCACCGTCGAGGCAGTTCTGAATGCCAATCAGGGCTTGGCAGACGAGCCCCAGCCTTTCCGCGCTGGTGTGGTGATCCTGCTGCCGGATCTGCCAGCCCCGGCCGAGGAAGGGATTAGCTTGTGGGACTGACTCCGAACGGCACCGCCTGCAGCCCGTTGTGTTAAGCGAAAGGAAACTTTGTATTCAGCCCGCCCTGTGCGGGTTTTTCTTTGGGAAACAACCATGACCCCCACTTTTCGTATCGTTGCCGACGGTGCCGATATTACGTCCAAGATCAATGACCGACTGTTGTTGCTTAGGGCTTCTGACAAGCCGGGTATGGAGTCCGACGAGTTTGAATTGCGTATCGATGACCGGGACGGCCAGGTGCAGTTGCCCCGGCGCGGTAGCTCAATCGAGATTTATCTGGGCTATGCCGAAACGTCATTGATGCGCCTAGGCCTTTACGCGGTCGACACGATAGAAGTTTCCGGCCCGCCGGACACGATTGTGATCAAGGGTAAAGCCAGCGATATGCGCGGCAGTGGTAAGACTATCCGCAGCGGAAGCTGGGAGGATGCGCCGTTGTCCAAGATCGTGGCCGACATCGCGGCTCGAAATGGCTGGCAGGCGGGCTGTCCGGTGGCGACAAAGGTCGCTCGTGTGGATCAGCTTAACGAGTCCGACTTTAATTTCATTACGCGCCTGGCTAAGCAATACGACTGCACGGCCAAGGTCGCAGATGGCAAGTTGTTGGTGATGCCGCGCCAGGGAGGGCAGACAGCCAGCGGCAAAACGTTCGGTGCGATCACGCTGACCCGTAGTGATCTCAGTCGCTGGCAGTTCAGCTTAGGGGATCGCAATTCGCACAAGGCCGTGGCGACTAAGCATCAGAACAAAAAGGACGGCAAATTGGCGGTCGTCACCATCGACAACGATGACGCCCCGGACGGCTTGCCGGCGGTGCACACGGATCGGCATATCTATCCGAACAAGACTGCTGCTGAAGCAGCAGCCAAGGCAAGGTTAGCGGCATTCAATCGATCGACCGCCGACGTGCGTTTCGAGATGCCTGGCAGGACTGACATTTTTGCCGAGCGACTGATTAACGCCCAGGGCTTCAAGGTCGGGCTGGATGGCGAATACCTGGCGGATTCGGTGGAGCAGGTGTTTACCCAGTCTGGCTGGTCGACCACGGTTGAGTGCAATGCCGGCAAGAAAGGCAAATCCAAAGGTAAGAAAAAGAAGGAAACGAAGCCGCTCAAGGTCGTGAGCGTCGAGAAGCTGTAATGCAACCCACCGCCGCCTGAGTGCGGTATTTTTTTGTCCGGAGTTTTTATGACCATCACTGAACAACAGCTACAACGCATCATGCCAAACGCCCGCCGCCAAGCGGGCGTTTTTGTATCTGCCCTGAACGCGGCAATGGCGCATCGGCAGATCAATACACCGAAACGCCAGGCCGCTTTCCTGGCGCAGCTTGGTCACGAGTCCGGTCAACTGCAGTACGTCCGCGAGCTGGGCGGGGATCAATACCTGAGTAAATACGATACCGGCACTCTGGCTGCCAGGCTTGGTAATACCCCAGCTGCAGACGGTGACGGTCAACGCTATCGTGGCCGAGGGTTGATCCAGGTCACCGGTCACGACAACTACCTGCGCTGCAGCCTGGCACTGTTTGGCGATGAACGATTGTTACGCACACCGGAGCTGCTCGAGCAGCCGCAGTGGGCGGCAGAGTCGGCGGCGTGGTTCTGGTCTGTAAACGGGCTGAATGCGCTCGCGGATCAGGACCAGTTCAACACGATCACTCGCCGTATCAATGGCGGCCTTAATGGCCTGGAGGATCGACTGCAGTTGTGGGCTAGGGCGAGGGCGGTGTTATGCGTCTCTTCGATCTGATCCCGGCGCAGTTCCGTATCGCCGCTATCTGCCTGCTGTTAGCGGTGGTGGTCGCAGGATCTGCAGCATCGTCCTGGACTGCACAGGAATGGCGTTATGGCAGCGTGCTTGAGCGGCAAGCCCGGCTGCACGCGGACACCCTCACCGAAATATCTCAAGCGTCTGCTGCTCTGCAGCGTACCGAGCAGGACAAGCGCCTTGCCCTGGAGCTCCGCCTGCAGAACAAAGACGAATCCCACTACAAGGAATTGACCGATGAGCAAATCAAGCAGGCTCGTCTGCGTGATCGCTTGGCTACTGCTGATCTGCGGCTGTCAGTCGTACTCGCCGCCACCGAAACCACCTGCAGCTGTTCAGTGCCAGCCATCACCGCCACCGGCCGCGTGGTTCATGGCACCACAAGAGCCCAACTTGACCCAGCGCATGCTCAACGAATTATCGGAATCACCGATGCCGGCGACCGTGGATTGATCGCCCTGCGGGCCTGTCAGGCGTACGCAAAAGAAGTTTCTACACCGAAGTAAAAGGAGCGGCCGGGCAGGATGCGTCAACATCCAACCCGGCCACCTTCCCCGCAGATCGTCCCTGCAAGTCCAGCCAAGGCTCCTGCTTCGTGCACAAAGCGGAGCGAGCCTAGCACTGTTTATCCATACAGCAAAGGTCTTGCTATTTTATGTCTACACCCATCATCCCTTGGATGGGCGGCAAACGCCGCCTGGCCGGCCGCCTTATCCCGCTCTTCCCGCCACACGAATGCTACGTTGAAGTCTTTGCCGGCGGCGCCGCGCTCTACTTCATGCGGCCCCAGGCAGCGCCAGTTGAAGTTCTTAACGACATCAACGGCGACCTGGTCACGCTGTACCGCGTCGTGCAGAACCACTTGGAAGAATTCGTGCGCCAGTTCAAATGGGCGCTCAGTTCCCGCCAGGTATTCGAGTGGCAGAAGATGACCCGTCCGGAAACCCTCACCGACATCCAGCGCGCCGCCCGATTCTTTTACCTGCAGCACCATGCCTTTGCCGGCAAAGTGACGGGACAGACGTTCGGCACTGCAACGACCGGCCCGGCCATTAACCTGCTGCGGATCGAGGAAAACCTGTCTGCAGCGTGGCAGCGTTTGTCTGGCACTTATGTTGAAAACCTGGGCTGGCTTGAATGTGCCGAGCGCTACGACCGTGCTCATACATTCCACTACATGGATCCACCTTACTGGCAGACCGCTGGCTATGGCGTGGATTTTCCATTTGAAAATTACGAGCGCATGGCCGACTTTATGCGGCGCTGCAAAGGCAAGGTGATGGTCAGCATCAACGATCACCCTGATATCCGTCGGGTGTTTGAGTGGTTTCACTTTGAGATGGTGGACATTCGATACACCACATCGAACCAACGGCAAGGAAAGAGTGAGGTTAGCGGTGAACTGGTGATCATGAACTGGGAGCCCGCCGCATTGGGAGGGCTGTTCTGACGGGCAATATTCTCGATTGCTCGACTACTGGATAAACTCACGAAGGATCAACTTTCCTCTGGAGGCAAAGGAGCAGTAACTCGGCTCCTTGGTTCTTTACGATCCACATGGCTGCGCCCACCGCATACTATTCAAAATCCTCAGTCGGTTGGCATCACTTGCTCTTGCTCTTGCACGTGCTTTGCGCAGCCCCTCGCTCAGTTCGATACTTTAGTAGGCCGTGTGTGCCAGCCAATTTTCGAGCCGCCGCTGAGCTCGTCGCGACGTTCACGAGACACTTGTAGCTCGATGAAGTCGGCGATATCCACTTGCTATCTGCGACGTTTTTCGGACTTCCTGCAGGCGGAAGCTTCTGCCATCAGTTTTCCTTTGCAGCGAAAGTGCCTGTAGAGCCCGCGATGGGTGAGGCAGCAGCCCCCATCAGCTCGGCAACAACGACACAGTCATATGGGGTGCGTTACGAATCTGCGGGATCACGGCATGTCCTATCAATCGATTTAGTAGCCAGTTCCCATCAAAAAAATGTACCGTTTGTGATATTTTTGAGCCCAAATAAGACCTGTGCTCTGTTAGTAGATTTTACTTATCACGGCGGTGGTTATATAGCATTCGCTTTGCGGGAAAGCTCCGTCTGACCAGGCTTCAGGGAGGAGGTCTTCACCCTTTGCCTTTACGTTTACCTACTCGCCGCCTATAGTGATGGCATTTTGCTGGAGTCAGCAGTTCTAGCATTCCTTGGTTTTTATAAGTAAAAGTAGCTTTAAGAGAGTTTTAAATGGATTTTTTCCCCTGTTTTTTGTCTGTCGTGTTTGTGGTCCGCAACCAGTCCCCAAGTGTTGAAAAAATCCTTTCTGAAGCGGCGGCTGTCATTGCGGACATCGTCGCTGATTATGAATTGATCGTTGTGGATAACGCATCGGATGACGACAGCATTTTAGTGTTGAAGCGGCTGACCGCCGAAAACGGATTGGCCAATTTACAAGTGTATGCCCTGACCAAAGAGGTGGACGCGGATACGGCCTCATGGGTTGGATTGGAGAATGCTCTTGGTGATTTCGTTGTCGTTGTCGATCCTTTGGCCGATGACATTAGCTTTGTCCCTAAGATGCTCGATCAGGCTGTGAGCGGTGCTGATGTGGTGTTTGCTAATAATGCGCAAAAGCCCGCGCAGGGGCTTGCTTATCGTGGGGCTAATGCGGTGTTTCATAGCCTCTACAATCGCTTCAATGGTATTCATTTGGCCAAGGAAGCGCCGCAATACCGCATTTTGAGCAAGCGGGTGATCAATTTCATCCTCCAGCATCCGCAGCCGGCGATGACCTATAGGCACCTCCCTGCAACAGGGGGGTTCGCGCGAGCCTATCTGAACTACAGCTCCGCGCCGCAAGCATCTCGCCCCAAGCGATTGGGCGAGAGCATAGACCGTGGTATGCGCTTGCTGGTATCGACCACGCGGGCCCCGATGCGCTTGGTGACCTCGCTCTCCCTGTTCGGTGCCGTTGCCAACTTGGTGTACTGCGTTTATGTGCTCGCGGTTGGCGTTTTAAAAGCCGATGTAGCGCCGGGCTGGATCAGCTTTTCGCTGCAACAGTCGGGCATGTTCTTTCTTATTTCGCTCGTTCTGCTGGTCTTGGGCGAATACATTCTGAACATGGCCAGCCTGTCGAACGAGGGCCCGCTTTATCATGTAGGTCAAGAGTTCACCAGTGCGCGAATGACCCGGCTTGAAAAACTGAACATCGAAGAGCGGGCGTCAGATTCAGCCGAGACGAAAACCCCGATCACAGAACGTTTTTCCTGATGTCGGACCTCGACCCAAACCGGCTCAGTCAGGATGCCGTGATAATTGGAGGCGGGTTCTACGGTGCGGCTATTGCTGTGTATCTGGCCAAGCAACGTGGTCTCAAGCGTATCTTGTTGATTGAGCGGGAGTCGGCGCTGCTGATGCGTGCTTCTTACAACAACCAGGCGCGTGTACATAACGGCTATCACTACCCACGCAGTTTCACGACCGCTTATCGAAGTCAGGTAAATCTACCAAAATTTGTACGGGACTGGCCGCTCGCTGTGAAGCAAGACTTCACCAAGCTTTATGCTATTGCCCGGCGAAACTCGAAAGTCACGGCCAAACAGTTTGAGCGCTTTTGTCGGGAAATTGGGGCGGATATCAAGCCGGCAGATTCCTCGTTGCGTGCCCTATTTGAACCCCGTCTGATCGAAGATGTGTACCTGGTCGAAGAATATGCGTTCGACACCACGCAGCTCGCGAGCTGGGCAGTGCGCGAGTTGAAAGAAAGCGGGGTGCAGGTTCAATACAAAACACGAGTGACAGCGATTTCGAAAGGGGCACAGGTGCCGTTGCAGGTTGTAGCCGAGACGGCGCAGGGGGGGCAGGAAGAAATCACCTGTCGCTATGTATTCAACTGCACCTACAGCGGTCTCAATCAGTTTAGGGGCGATTTCCCCGGTGTCAGTACCGGTCTCAAGCAAGAAGTTACGGAAATGGCCCTGATGCAGATGCCAGCACTCCTCAAAGATTTGGGTATCACGGTGATGGATGGCCCATTCTTCTCGATGATGCCCTTTCCGGCGCGCGGACTGCATACCCTGTCTCATGTTCGCTATACACCGCACTTGCACTGGAACGATCAACAAGGGATCGACCCCTATCAAAAACTGTGCCAATACGACCGAGCCACTCGCGTGGATAGAATGCTCAGGGATGTGGGGCGCTACATCCCTGAGGTATTGAAAGCCAAACACATCGACTCATTATTCGAGATTAAAACAGTTTTGGTGAAGAACGAAGGCGATGACGGAAGGCCTATCCTTTTTGAGAAGCACACAGATTTGCCAGGCTGCTATTCGGTGCTTGGCGGTAAAATTGACAATATTTATGACGTTCTTGAGAAGTTTGATGCTGAAAACATTATCGGCAGCAATGATCAAGAAAAGTCTACCCTTGGAGGGGTGAATGTTTAATTCGCTTATTGGATATTCGGGTTACGTGGGTGGCACCCTTCTTAAACAGGAAAACTTCACATCGCTTTATCGTTCAACCAATATTGGCGATATCGATAATCAAACATTTGATACGGTAGTGTGTGCCGGTGCTCCGGCCCAGAAGTGGATCGCCAACCGGGAGCCAGAAGCGGATCTTCAAAAAATTGAAGGTCTGATCGCACACCTCAAAACCATCCAGTGCAAAACCTTTATTTTGATCAGTACGGTGGATGTCTTCAAGAATCCCATAGGCGTTGATGAAGACACCCCTGTAGATGAATCGGGCCTGCATGCATATGGTCTGCATCGTCGATTGCTGGAGACATTCGTCGAAGAGCATTTCCCGAAATATCTGATCGTTCGTTTGCCAGGGCTGGTTGGTCCAAGTCTGCGCAAGAACGTTATCTTCGATTTTCTGAATGACAACAACCTTCAGGCAATTGATAGTCGCGGGGTATTCCAGTTTTACCCGATGGTTAACCTCTGGTATGACATTCAAACGGCACTCAAAGCCGATTTGAAACTGGTTCACCTCACGGCAGAGCCCGTTAGTGTCGCAGACATTTCCCAACAGGGTTTCGGTAAGCACTTCACCCATACCTTGGTAAGCCCCGCTGCCGCCTATGACCTGCAGACCAAGCACGCCCACGTATTTGGTGCGTCGGGTGGCTATCAATATAGCGCCCGCGAAACGATGCTGGCGGTTAGGGCTTACGCGCAGTCCGAGCCGCTCACGATTAAAACCAATGCGGGGTTAAGCGCGTGAGGGTGGCGATTTCTAATATTGCGTGGGACACGGCCGAAGATGAAGCAGTCGCTATGCTACTGCAGCGGTATGGGGTTGATGCGATAGACATCGCGCCTGGCAAGTATTTTCCAGAACCCGCCAAAGCTACGAGTGGGGATATTGCTCAAGTCAAAGACTGGTGGGCTAAGCGCGGAATTGAGATTACCGGCATGCAGGCCCTGTTGTTTGGTACCACGGGGCTGAATGTCTTTGGCTCTGCTGAATGCCAGGTGGACCTGCTAACGCATTTGGCGGGGATATGCCGTATCGGTGCTGGCCTGGGTGCGACTCGGGTGGTATTTGGCTCACCGAAGAATCGTGATCGCAGTGGGTTGAATGACCAAGAGGCTGTGGAAGTTGCGATTTCCTTTTTCCGGCAGCTGGGGGATATCGCTCAGGCTTGCGGGGTGACTATCTGTCTTGAGCCCAACCCCACCTGTTACGGCGCGAATTTTATGACGACCAGTGCGGAGACCGCTCGGGTGGTGAAGTGTGTTGCGCATCCAGCCATCTGGATGCAGCTAGACACCGGTGCGCTCACGATTAACCGTGAAAATCCTCTCGAGGTCCTTCACGACTGTGCCACGCTGATTGGGCATGTACACGCCAGCGAGCCCGACTTAGTGCCTTTGGGCGATGGTGGTACTGAGCATGGACGAATGGCTTCCGCCCTGTCGCAGTACCTGCCCACTCATGTTATCTCCATCGAGATGGTGGCGACCAAGGACGAGCCGCATTTGGTGTCGATTGAACGAGCCCTTCAGGTTGCTACGCAGAATTACTGTGAGGTGAGCATATGAGCATGAAGTGGCTCATCCTCATTTTAGGCATTCTCTCCAATGCTTCCGCAAGTGTTCTTGTGAAGATGGCCATGATGCCCCCGCGCAAGTTCCCCTCCCTCGGCGATCCCCTGGCCGCGTTGAGTAATTGGCCATTTTGGCTAGGACTGGGGCTGTACGGCGCGGCATTTCTGCTCTATGCCTCTGCCTTGGCTCGTCTCCCGTTGAATGTTGCACACCCGGTTCTGACAGCCGGAGCGGTGGCAACTGTCGCTCTGTTTTCGGTGATTTTTTTTCGTGAACCCTTCCACTGGACTACAGGGGCAGGGATCGTACTGGTAATCGCCGGCGTAGGGCTGATTACAGCTCGCGTGGCTTGATGGTAAACATGATGACCCCTGCTGATATTGCTCCTGTTGTCCGCGAAACGTGGCAAGTACCCTCCTTTGACAGAAAATTCTGGCTGGGCCGTCAGCACGCTTGGTGTGTTGTAATCCCTGTCATTAATGAGGGGGAACGAATCAAGAGTCTGCTGGCCAGAATGGCGGCGCTCAAAATTGAAGATATTGCCGACATTATCATTATCGATGGAGGCACCACAGATGGTTCACTGGAGTTACAAGCACTACAAAAAGTTGGCGTGCGAGGGCTGCTGGTCAAGACAGCCCCCGGGAAATTAAGCGCCCAGCTTCGTTGCGCTTATGCCTTTGCACTTGATCAGGGATATGAGGGCATTGTTACCATTGATGGTAACGACAAGGATGATCCTGAGGCGATATCGCGCTTTATTGACGCGCTGAAACAGGGCGTTGATTTTGTGCAGGCCTCGCGCTTCGTTGTGGGAGGCGTCGCCGAGAATACCCCTAACTCCCGAGATCTAGCGATTCGCTATATCCATGCACCGATGCTGAGCCTTTGCTCCGGATTCAAGTGGACTGATACAACTCAAGGCTTTCGGGCCTACAGCCGGAAACTGCTGTTAGATCCGAAGTTGGCCCCGTTTCGTGATGTATTTATGACCTATGAATTGTTGGCCTATCTATCCTATCGCGCACCGAAGCTGGGACATCGCTGTGTCGAGTTGCCGACTGTTCGGCGTTATCCCAAAGGAGAAGTGCCAACCAAAATCAGTAGTGTGAAGGGTAACCTTTCTGTGCTCACCGTCTTAATAAAGTCCTGCATGGGCGCTTACAATGAAAAATGAGGCCTCCAGTTGACTTGAGATAGCCTGGAGCAACTCTATAAAACGTAATAAATGAACATGGGGATTTGCAACATCCAGTGATGGCCTTTTATGTCGCCATATTTTGGCTAAATTAGAGGTTCGACGGGGTGTTGCTTTTTCATAAGGCTACGCTGTAAGTCTCATCTGTTTCTTTCCTCCTATGGAGTTAAAGGGGGAAGCTGAGTGTGATAAAGCTAACTAATGGGCTGGCTGCTCAGATCAGTAAATAAGAATAATACGGCCAGGAACTGTTTTGAACAACGGAGGCGACGTTTCGGGCGTTATTTTTTTGAGAGGTTTTCGAGGTTAAAGTTATGTTGTTTCTTTCCGGGTAAAAAGATTGATAACTAACTAGCCAACTAGATTAAAAAGGAGATATGCAAGTGACGCTAATTGCCAAAAGACTGTTATTGATTTTTGTTTTTATATTGTTTCCACTTGGGTTGGCATTTGATGTGAATTTGATCAAGCCACTCACTGACGGATTTCACGAAGGTGAGTACATCGGAAATATTCAGACCATTCGTAATTATTATTCTGGAATATCAGGTTTTCCACTGTTGATACATGGCGCGATGGATTATCTACCCTCTCTCCTGGCCCGTGAGATTGCAAGCGATGACCATATACTGGTCTGGACGCGCTTTTTTAACATCTTGGCTGTGGCCTTGTGTTGGGTGTTGTACTTGGATTTATCTCGCATCATCTTACGGGAACAGTCAGAAAAAATTGTGTGGGGTCTGTTTTTTTATCTATCCTTTATTTGGATGGCTGTTGCCACAGGGACTGATCCAGTAAGCAAGCAACAGGCGTTTTTAGGCACCCGTGATTTATTTTTAATCCTTAGCTTATGGGTCGGCACCAAAGCCTTATATTGCCGTGGCGTACCAAGTGCATACTACTACATGATTGCTTCTGGCGCGTTTGCCGGTGTGTCTTTATATTGGAGCTATGACCGAGGTGTTTTGTCCGCGATATGGATAATCATTTATGCGTTGACCTTGTTATGTCAACGGAGACTATCCGCGGCATTGACAATTGTGCTTGCCTACGTGTCTGCTGTTTTGCTTGTGTCGCAAACAAAATTTTTTGGTTCGCTGCTGGATAATTACAATAATATTTTTTATTGGATAGTCAATACCGGGGATGTCTGGTTTCTAGCATTCAAGATGAAATTGAATGCATTGCCTGGTGCATTGGCGATGCTGGTGTTTTCGTTGGTCGTGATGTTTCATGCCATCATAAGGGTAATTCGGCAGAAGGGGCACAAAGCACTTCCCTTGGTGTTCGGAGTTCTATTTGTTCAGCTGATTTTTCTTACCAAGATGTACAGTTTGCCAGGTTTTCCAACTAGCTATTATTTTATCTGGCCATCATTTTTGTTGCTGATATTGACGCCGCCGAAATCAAATGTTGTCAGTGAGATTAATAAAAACTTGGTTGGTCTGGTCGATTGTGTAAAAGGATCCGTCAAAACGCTTGGTCGGGAAGATAAGCTGGTTCTTTGGGGTGTTGGTATCCTGATGTTAATAATTTCTTCCAACTCTATTGTTTCTGGCCTTGGTAAAGCCATGCAACTGGCCCACCCTCTACCTGATGAAATGATCGTGGATAGAAAACATTATGGGATAGATGTGGTAAGTGAACAAAAAAATGATTGTGTGTTCTTGTGGTCGAATGAAGGCGTATTCTCGCTTCTATTAAATAAGCCTTACTGTTCAAAATTTACATATGCTGTTTATATATCAAAAAGCGAGGAGGCTCAGGCACTGGATTATTTAAAAAATAATCCTCCCGGGTTAATTGTGTACGACTCACCGTTCTGGTCTATGAGTATTTATGGCCGTCACATGCGTGATCGCTTGCCGGCTATAGATCGTTTCATTCACGAGAATTATATATTTCATGAGTCCGGGACTGGCTATGTATTTGCCACACCTAAATAACCTTAGAGTAGTTTTCTAATCGAATAAGGCCCCGATGGCAAACTCTCATGCATGTCGGCCGCAAGAACTAAGTGCAACACCTGACCATTTTGGTACGGTGTTGCCCCTGTCTCTTATCACGAAGTCAGCATCGAAGAGCGCATTACTATCCAGCTCGGCCTAGCCCAAAGCTGGTGAAGAGTTTTTAGGGCAAAATTAGGGCAGATTCAGGGCCGCCTGGAGCGGATTGCCCTGACGTGAAGACGATTGTCCTTGTGCTCCATGAACGTTCGGTTCCTGGGGCAAAAATGGGGTAAACCAGCCGCCAATCTATGCCTATCAATGCCCATTTGACACTTTCAGGGATTTGCCAAAGACGCCCTACAGCCCTTCAGGATGGCGCCTGTGGCGCGTTTTAGTCTTGATACTCCACCACAATCGGGGTGTGGGAGGACAGATCTGAGGAGTTTTTACTCATTGGGTAATAGGCAAATTCGTTGAAAGTGATGGGGCAAAGGGGGCGCTTGGCCCAGCATTTTTTGCGATGGCGGCAAGGTTAACACGCGAGGTCGGACCTTCGCAGGTCGCAAGCGGCCAGGTAAACCACGAAAGCGGTGCCGCCTCAAGAAACACCAACATAACCGTGGCGAGGGAGCTTGCTCCCGGTGGAGCGCGCAGCGTCCCTGGAAAATGGCTGCTACGCAGCCGAGCGGGAGCAAGCGCCCTCGCCACAGGTTAGCGGTTCAATCAGGCATTGCAGCAGCGTTAGACAATCCGGTCAGAGCCCTGAAAATCAGGGGCTGACTCACGCGCATTCATATCTCAATACGAGATAGAAACGCAGGTCGTGAATACGATCAGACTATTTGGATCTACGCCCACTGGCCGGAAACAACCCTCTGATCACCCCAAGAAACGCAGCAAACAAATTGATTGAAGTCGCCGTAGTGATGGCAATCAATACATTGTCCGAGAACGGCGCTTTACCCGAGTAATACGTCGACCACCCATTCCAAACCAAAAGAACCGCCCAGAAGATCACACCGCAGGCGGCAAACCAGAATGCACGTCCCGCATACTTCTTGCGCAGTTGCCGTTCGGCCTTTTGGTCTTTTAAGTTTTGGTTTCTTTCATCGTCGGTGCCTATGGCTTGCTCGCCACCGGCTTGGGTGTCCTGGTCAGGCCCTGCCGCGGGGGGCAGGGTGAGTTCCAGGTTGTCGAGTTCTTCACTCACGGATGCGGCTCTTTGGGTGAATGAGTGTTGCCATGTCTTCCCAGTCGATGGCAGAACCGTCGGCACCCTTGAGGGCCCAGGCTGTGCCGTCCTCGTGGGACAGGTTGGACAGTTGGGTCCCGGACCATTTGCCGTATTTGTTAATGATCCGGTCAATCAAACGATGGGTGTAGGTATCGCTCTCAGGAACCCTCGGTGTCACGAAGACAATGTCTTCGGCGTCGGGCTTCAGGTTGCTGAGCAGCGCGGTCACCGGGCGATTACCGTAGGATTTCAACTCATGGTAAAGCGACGGGATGACCGGGCCATACTGCCAGCGGGCGAAGTGGTCATCCATCAGGGGCTGGTCCCGTTCGCGCAAATGCCAGGACTGTGTATAGAACAGCAGTTTCTGCAGCTTCATCGGGGTCAGGCCCGAAACCTTGCCTTCCTTCGCGCGTTCAATGAAGGCGTTAGCAACAGCTAGCGCTGAATAAGCCATGAGCACCTCCGTCGTTGCTGGCTACGTTGTCAAAGAGTTTTATACATAGGCCTTGAGTTGTCGACATGCAAGGTGTTGATCGGCAGCAATACCAAGCTGGCAGAATAGTAGAATGCTGGGTGTATATACAGTATTTTGATTCGAATTAATTGAAAGTCGGATGTTTAATGCATAAATATGCAAATTAGCATTTGCCAACCTCAGAAACTCCCGTCACTATCCGCGTTATGCAAAAACGCAACGTTTCTATCGTCTTAAGAGAACTGCTGGATCGCGACCGGATCTCCCCCACGGAGCTCCATCGGCGCACCGGCGTGCCTCAATCCACACTGTCCCGGATCCTCAGCGGCAAGATCGTTGATCCGTCGGATAAACACATCTCGCGCATCGCCGAGTATTTTCGCGTCAGTACTGATTACCTGCGCGGGCGCGCAGCAGTGGGCGTTGTGCGCGACGATGGGCGCGACCCGATGCATTCGGAACTCAAGGACATAAGCCTGTGGGACGACGACACCCCCGTTAATGATGACGAGGTGTCGATCCCCTTTCTGCGCGAGGTTGAATTGGCTGCTGGATCAGGAAGATTCGTCATCGAGGAAAGTGAGAAGGCCAGTCTGCGGTTCGGCAAGCGCAGCCTGCGGCATAATGGTGTGCAGTTCGACCAGGCCAAATGCGTGACGGTACGTGGCAACAGTATGTTGCCGGTATTGCGCGACGGCGCCACGGTAGGGGTGAATGCCGGCAAGAGCGGCATTGGCGATATCGTGGATGGTGACCTGTATGCCATCAATCACAACGGCCAGTTGCGGGTTAAACAGCTCTACCGCCTACCTTCCGGTATTCGCCTGCGCAGCTTCAACCGTGATGAACACCCCGATGAGGACTACAGCTTCCAGGATATCCAGGATGAGCAGATCAGCATCCTCGGTCATGTTTTCTGGTGGGGCATGTACGCCCGCTAACCTCCACGCGTAAGAAGAAACCCGCCCATGTGCGGGTTTTTTTTCGTCCATAGAAAACCGGCAAAACCCAAGCCCGCCAGGCTTCGAATGCATCCGTGCATTCCTGTAGCAAAAATAAATGCATTTGTGCATTGACTGTATATGCATACATGCATATTCTTCATCTCAAGCCAGCCAACAAGGCTTGGTGGAGGCGGCAAGGATGCTGCCAAGGAAGACAAGGAAGGCACGCAACATCGGCAAGGACGCCATCGAAGCGATGACAGGGATGCCAGGCAACACCGGCAAGGATGCCGACGCTCTTTAGTTTCAACGCTTCAACAACAGGCAGCGATGAACCGGCCTTAACGGTTCAGAGGGTTGGCAACTGACCCGGGTGTGCAGCGTAAAGCACCAAAAGCAGTTATCCGGCAGACAGGGATCGTGGTCGGAAAAACATCGAGGAAAGGACCGTACCGCGCCAGTAGCGCCGAAAGTCCGAGGACATCATTACTGAAAAGCCCGGGCGACCGGGCTTTTTGGAATGCCTACCTACTCAAGCATTTGTAAATGAAATACGGACTATTTATTGCTCAGCCAGGAGGCGTGACATGACAAGTGAACAGCAAGCGTTAGCGGAGATGCCTATCTGGCTGGTCATCGTACTGGCAGTGATCGGCGGTGTATCCGGCGAGATGTGGCGGGCCGACAAGGAGGGCGCCCGCGGTTGGTCGTTGATCCGCCGCCTGGCCCTGCGTTCCGGGGCGTGCATGGTTTGCGGGGTTTCGGCTTTGATGCTGTGCTACGCCGCCGGCATGTCGATCTGGACCGCCGGCGCCATTGGTTGCCTGACCGCCATGGCCGGTGCTGACGTGGCTATCGGCCTTTACGAGCGGTGGGCGGCCAAGCGCATCGGGATCAACCAAGGCTCCCGCCAGGACCCGCAGTAATTGTTGCAAGGACGCTACTAAAATGACGCTTATCGAAAAGCCATCGCAACTGCCCCAGGGCATTGGCGCGGCGCTGCATGCAGCCCTTCCGGGCCTCAAGGTGGGGAGCCACCAGGATTTCCAGGGCGACGCTGAAAAAAAAAACGGCGTAATGGTTACGGTCGAAGGTAATGGCCCTGGCATTCGCTCTCGCGAGGGGCGCAAAGCCCACGTCTTGGCCATTTCACTCAGGGCCATGGTTGCTCCCGGTGCATTGGCGTTCGATGCCTGCGACCTGGCCAGCCAACTGATGGACCTGGTGCTGGATAACCGATGGGACCTGCCCCCGGCACAGTGCGATTTGCCCGCGAATATCGTCGCTGCGCCCGCTTTGCGCACTTCCGTAGAAACGGACTACGACACCTGGACGGTTTCCTTCACGCAAACCCTCTATCTGGGGCCGGCGTTACTCGACGATCCCACAGGCCAACCGCTATTTGCCTGTACCTGGGACGTCTCCAACATCGACGACCCAACCCAATACCAGCCACTGGCGGAGTAGCCCATGTTCGACGCGCTGTTACGCATGCAATTGGGACCGATCGTCGAACGCCTGGCAGAGATGGAGAGCCAGCTCGAAGACCTTTACCGCCGCGCTGAAAGCTTCTGCCGGATCGGAATTTGCCAGCAGGTCGATGCAGCCAGCAACACCTGCAAGGTCAGCCACGGTGATTTGCTGACCCCGGCGATCCGCTTTTTCAACCCCAGTGCCGGTGCACAAACCGAAACCCGCATTCCCACGGTGGGTGAGCAATGCCTGCTGCTCAACTACGGCGGGGGGGAGGGCGGTGTGCAATCCGTGGCCCTGTTCGGCCTTAACAGTGATCGCTTCCCGCCGGTCTCCAGCGTGGCAACGCTGACTCGGCGCCGGCATCAAGATGGCACCCAAAGCGACTATGACGACGCCAGCCACACCTTCAACTGGGTCAACGGCCCGACCAGCTTCAGCGGTTCCCGCGAACAGGTTGACGTCAAAGTCGGCGCCGCCAGCCTGACCCTCAACGCCCAAGGCATCACCCTGCAAGTCGGCGGCACCAGTCTGTTGCTGGATGCCGGCGGCGCGCACTTCAGCGGCCCGGTGGTGGACCATCAAGGACGCGTCATCAGCCCCCGATAAGGACACCCCATGCTTGGAATCGATAGGAACACCGGGGCGGCCGTCGACGACTGGCTGCAATTTGTGCAGCGCGCCACCCGAGCGCTGACCACCCCTGTGGGCACTCGGCAAAAACGCCCGTTGTACGGCTCGCTGATCCCACAGTTGCTCGGCCAGAACCTCGGCGACGACCTGTTGATCCTCGCCCAGAGCCACGCCGCGCAGGCCTTCTACAACACCCACAACGGCATCGGCGACTTCGACCCTCAGGTCATCGTCGCCACTCGCCAGGGCGCCGGCCTGCTGTTGCGGTTTGCCGGCACCTGGAAAAACCGCCAACAATCCTTCGAGGTCGTGACATGAGCATGTTGATCCCCGGCCAGAACCAACTGGCGGAACCGGCCATCATTAAGGTGGATGAGTTCGAACCGTTGCTGGCCGAATTCAAAGCGTTTGTCATCGACTATGTCGCCACCCGCGCTCCGCAAAGCGCAGCCAAACTCCAGGTCAGCCTCGACAACGAGAGCGAACTGCTGACCCTGGCCCTGGAAGCTTTTTGCGTGCGTCTGCAAACCCACGAACGCAAATACAACGCCCGCATCAAGCAGATGCTGGCGTGGTGGGCAACCGACAGTAACCTGGATGCACGCCTGGCCGATATGGGCCTTGAACGCCAAATGCTCGACCCTGGCGACCCGGCGGCGTTCCCGCCGGTGCCGCCAACCCTGGAAAGCGACGACGACGCTCGCCTGCGTTACTACTTGGCCCCCCACGCGCCGGCAGCGGGATCACGCATGCAGTATCGCCGCGAAGTGTTCACCCTCGGCGAGCGCCCGGCGGTGAAAGTACAGAGCGCGACGCCGGGTGTGGTGACGGTCACCTACACCTTCGACCCGGACGGCTACGCGGCCCAGATCAAGGACGGCAACGCCCGACGCACCGCACCGGGGGAAGTCATGGTCACCGTGCTTTCCAGGGAGGGTGACGGCACGCCATCTGCCGACTTGCTTGACGGTGTACGTCGACATTTCGCACGGCCGGATGTACGGCCCGAAACCGACCTTGTCAGCGTTCAGGGCGCACAGATTCAACCCTACAAAATTCGCGTGGTGGCCAAGATCAACGCCGGCCCGGACTCCGGGCTGACCCAAGTGGCGGCGCAGAAACTGCTGCAAGACTACGCAGAGTCCTGCCATCGCCTGGAAGGGCGGGTCGACCCCAGTTGGATCGACTACGCCATCCACAGCGCCGGCGCTGCGCAACTGCACATCCTGGAACCGCTGGCGCCGATTGTCAGCACCGCGTTCCAGGCCCCGTATTGCACGGGCGTCGAGGTGGAGGTGCGCACCCTATGAGTGAACCCAAAGCGAGTTTGCTGCCTGCCAACAGTTCACCGCTGGAAAAGGCCCTGGACCTGGGCTTCGGCACATTGATTGAGCGTGTCACGCCGCCGTTTCCGGCACTGATGAACCCGCTGCACACCCCCAGCGAATTCCTGCCTTACCTGGCCGCCGACCGTGGCGTCAGCGAATGGGATGCCGAGGCCAGCGAGGCGGAAAAGCGTCTGACCGTAGCGTTGTCCTGGCAGATCCAGCGCCAGGCCGGCACACCCAAGGCGCTGAGTCATGCGGTGGAGTCATTGGGCTTCACGCCCAATATCAGCGCCTGGTACCAGCAACGTCCGCTGGGCGTGCCTTACACCTTCGACGTGCAGGCGATCATCGGGCGCAGCTGGTCCAGCGGCGATCACAACCGGCTGATCCGCCGCATCAACGCGGCAAAAAGTGAGCGTGATCAGGCGACGATTACCATCGTGCATGAGACCGAAGGCCAGCTCGCGCTCACGCAAGTGCTCGACGCGCCTTTAAGCGACGGCGAGTTCTATCTGAACGGCGCGCTGCCGGACCTGGCGCTGGTGGCCCGACTAAACAGTGCCGGGGTTGCCCAGCACTACACCATTAACGATTACGACCTCAGGGCGCAGCCATGACAGATGAAATCACGCGCCTGGTGCGCTTCACCTCCAAAGG